GTTCCCATTGAGTGTTATCACTCTTTGGGTCTTTTTGTGTCACGAATGGGAGAGGCATCGTGGTGTATGCTACAGTGTAGGCTAGTTCCCTATCGCTCTAGAGAGTGTCAGCGCTCGGAATTGTGTACAGAGACAAACGAGAAAGGGAACTGCGATCTGCCATGGCTAAATTTTTTCGACAAAAAATCGAAAGTTTGTAATAAGGGGTTCTCGGAAATTTTTTTTGCGCGAATTTCCGAGCCTTCTATATAGGGAATTGTAAATATCTTATAGATGATTGATACTCTAATTATATCTGATATCCATTTAGGCTCCTCAGTGTGTGAGAGAGATAAGGTACTCGAGATATTAGATACACCATTTGAGACTCTTATTATAAATGGTGATTTATTCGACAATCATTCGTTTCATAGATATACCCGGAAGGACTGGAAGATACTCACTAAGATTCGAAAGTTATCGAAATCTCACAAGGTTATATTAGTAAAGGGTAATCACGACGGGTGTGCAGAGTTCTTAGCGGCTATTACAGGCATGGTGTTTACTAAATCCTACAGTTTTAAGGTCAACGAGCGGCAGATGCTCTGCGAGCATGGCGATGAATATGATCACTGGGTTCAGAGTCGGCCTATATCTACTTTTGTCTTTACTGGTCTATATTACTGGATACAAAAGTTTGATAAGAAGAACATTATAACTCGTCGTTTAAAGGCTTGGTCTAAGTCTTGGGTTCGTGCTAAGGATATTGTATCAAAGAAGTTCTTAGATAAACACGGTAGAGAATACGATGTTATTATGGCTGGTCATACACACTACCCGGAAGAAGTATATAACTCTGAATATGGTTGTACATATATCAATTCTGGTTCATTTTGTGATGAGTTGTGTTCGTGTATTGTAATAGAGAAAGATGGTACTACTAAACTGACTTATATTGTCTAAATACTATCAATGCGATATAAAGTAATATATTTCTATTTACCCTTACACTATGATATGATAGGTACGCGTATCACACAGTTTGTATCGGAGGATTATGCAATTGTGTATAAGATGCCTGGTGATGTATATTCGGATGAAATAGATGATTATTATAGGCAAGGTAATACAAATATATATAGAAAACGGATAGCTGGTGGTTCGTATACTAATAGGTTTGTTAAAGTAGTAAAGGAATCAGATCCTTTCTTTAACTTCGATATATCCTACGAACTTATATGCAATGATAATTTTCCAAATATAAGTATTGGTGTATATGAATATAAAGGACATATTGTACCACAATTTGTGGGTAACGATCTATTAACCCAGGAATGGTAAACATATGAGATATAAAGCTGCTAAAACAAACTCTTTTATGAATGAGGATAACGATCAGGAATATCTGATTACGTTTGCTACTAATCGGAGCGCTGACGCTATCATCTTTAATAATATAGAGGGTGTATATAAGTCATACGGGTCAGGTTGGGAGACATTAGGTACTAATAATAATAAGTCATTAATATGGGTAGGGGGTAGTAAAAAAAGCGGTTATAAGTTTGTTATGAGAGAGGATCATCCCTACTTTAACTGTGATATTTTAAAGCGTAAAATGTATCAACTTGAGCAAGATGAAGATTGGAGTATAAAAAATAAAATATATGATATACTATTTGCTGAATTAACAACAATAGAAAACACCCCACGATGAGATACAAAGCAATACCGTTCTATATGCCACTAGAGCAATCTATGATTGGCTCACGGATACATCATTTTACTCTCAATGGTGGTACAAATATAATTAGCGAGCATCCTGGTAGTGTGTATGATGATGGTAATAGTGATTACTTCGAGCTAAAAGATATACCGGGATTTTATAGAAGACACATACCAGGCGGAGCGTACACTAACATTTTTAATAGAATTATGAGTGAATCAGATCTATTTTTTAACTTTGATTTAATGTATAACCTGTTAGATATGCGCGGTGATGAAGATGATCTACCAATGGATAGTGATACAGTTGATGCTATTCAATCTAAAATAGTAGTACAATTTGTTAAACCTATACTAAGACTAGAACGATGAGATACAAAAGAATGGAAATGCAGGCAGATTACGGTATGGTACACGGTGAATTTGCCTTTTGGAATGTATATGTTGATCCTGATGTTGAAATAGATACTAAGCCTATAGTTATTAAGCGTTTAAATAAATATAAATATCAAGTTGTAGTGCAGGTGTGTATACCAGAGTCTCATCCTCTCTTTAATCTAGATATATGTGAGTTTACTATAGATCAGCTTAGAGAACTTAGTGATAGTTTATTTCAAGGTAAAGCAGATATGCCTATGTATAATCTAATAGCAGAATATTTACCAGAGTTTGTAGAAGGTCTTAAGTCAAACTAACCGTATATGAGATATAAAGTATTAGTAAACAGAAATTGGTCATCAGGTTTAATATCCCCTCATAAGCCTGGTATGGTAGAAGTAGTAGGTCATGGTCGTGATACATCATTACCTGAGTGTTTAAAGGGAGATACATATCCCTTTATAGCTACCACGCCTGACGATGCACTCAGTTTAAAACACGGTGGTAGTAAGAATTTTATATGTTTTGAATTATCAAATGGTATCTTTTCTGATGATAGTGGTAATTTTAACTTTACTAGATGGGTCTACATTCCAGAAACACATCCTCTGTTTAACGTAGATATTCTATATAATAATAGTAGAGAGTTTAAACCTACTAAGACATTAAATGAGGTTGTTGATATAGTGTATAGAGTGACTGATAGTATTGTAGAGGAAATGTTACAACAGAATAATAAGTATAAGCACTTACTAAAGAGACCTAACACAGGTAGAAATATATGAGATATATAGCGTATAGTATTGATTCAAAAAGATGGAGACTAGCATACGCGCGTGTATTAGTTGAAAAAAATGGTAGCTTTAAAGACGCTAAGTACGGCCATGTCTTTATGCAAAATGGTACAAAGCTTAAAGATAATATTTGGATGTGTGATAAGGGATACCATAATTTATTTTTCTTACCTGAGACTAATGAATGGTATAATGCAAGTTTATTATTAAGTGGTGTATATGGAATTAATTCGGTAGAACTACAAAAAAAAGAAGTATACAACAATATGCTCAACTATCTAATCTCTCTAAACTAAACGAGCGGCAGATGCTCTGCGGGCGCAATATAATATAAATAAAAGATATGGACTATAAACTTAAACTACTTTACGAGAGCCTTATCAATGGTAATAATTTAATCTTTGGTAAGTTTAAGCTTGTAAAAAATACACATATTGATGAATACGATTACGATGAGTATAAAGATGATAAGAAGATTATATCTGGCGCTACTCGTAAAAATTTAGAGTTAGTTGAAAGAAAAGCTGGTGCTGTATTTACTAAAATTTATAGAGCGGATAAATCAAATGGTCGTGGAGTATATAGTACGTATATACTTGGCACACTACATAATTATAGTGATAAAAGGCTAAACAATAGACCGTTTATATGGGCTCGTGAAGAAACAACGAGTGCTATGTCTGGTACAACTAAATTAGTCTTTGAGGATGAAAAGTTAAGTGGTACAAAGTTTTTAGCATCACTTGCTAAGACCATAACAAAGGAAGGCGATCTTTACAAAATAATTAATGAAAGAGAACGTACAGTTAGGTATAGTAAAGATATAGAAGGTCAGCGTTTACACAGAGATGATGGACCTGCTTTAATAGCATATGACTCTAAAGGTAATATTGAAACAGAAGCATGGTATACAAATGGACAGATAAATCGTGACTCTGAGGATGGACCTGCTATGAAATATTATAAATCGGGTAAGTTAGTTGGTTATGAATATCGTCGTGAAGGTAGATATCATAGACCAGAAGACGATGGACCTGCTATAGAGCACAAAAGAGGTAAATTAGACCATATAGTAGAATATTGTCAGAATGGAGTATTACACAGAATGGGAGGACCTGCACAAATTGGTGATACACGTTATAGTACACATGGTACAGAACAAGCTGTATATATTAATGGATTGCATATTTTTAGTTTACTAAATACCGGTCTAATACAGAGAGGAAATAAATTTATATGATATGCAAGTTGTATAAATAACTATATGTCAACAAAAAGTGATTATAAAATGTTTTCTGAAGCATATGATAGCATCTATAGAGAAGCGGATCTTTCAGGTGAAGAAAATGCAGCAAGTGCTGTAGCTAGCGGCAATCCAACTGGTCAATTTACAGGCGGCGCTCCCGGAACAACACCAACACAGCCTCAAGCACCTGCTACAGGTGTTACAGGGCCTGCTACTGCTGCACTTCAAACCTTACAAGGGGAGTTACAAAAGCTTCAAATTACAGATCCTACTATTGCTCAACATATTCAAGGTATTTCAACAATACTTCAGAATCATCAACCACCCTCACCAGGACAAGGCGCTGTTTAATAGTTATGATTTCGTTTAAAGAATATTTTTTACGTGAAAGTATTGCTTCTAATATCGATACTTCACAGGAGAGTGGTCACAGTATTATTTCTGGTGTGCCTATTAGTATATTAGGATTAACATCAAGAAGTAAATTACCAGATCGTCCTCCTTACGGACTCTGGGTTGATAAATCTGGTAACTATATTGCTACTTCACAACATTCTGAAGCTGCAAAAAATATGCTGATTGCTGCATATGATTACCGGGATGAAAATGATACTCTAACAGATAAGGTAGAGCAAGAATTTGGTAATATGATAGCGGCTGGTTCTGATGCTTTATATAAAATACTTTATTTAGCAGGCTATATGCACGTGGTTAAAGCTGGTAATACGTACCACTTTAAAGCGTGTTCACTATCAACTACACAGGAGCGGTTTATGACTGATTTAATGAAAAGGTATAACGGTCCTGAATATGAAGATCAAAGTGGTAAAAAACTTTATAGCTTTACTATAAAGCGAGAAGCTATGTATCCTTCAGAGTGTAGTTCTACTCCGCGGTAAGAGTAGCTTCTGCTAACTCATCTTTAGAGAAGTGAAATTTACACTTACCTGCCTGAAAAAATATTTTACTTCCTTCTTTTCTATATATATCAATATAATCAACAGCTACGCAACCAAGGTTAACTAGCTCCTGTTTGAATATCTCTGTTATGTATACACGTTCTTCCATACGATTAATTTAATATATTTATACGTATTCGCCAGTGATAGTCTTGATTTATTTCATTTTTATTATATTATTTTAATGTAATGAAGAATAAAACATCAGCTACACAAAAAATTCGTCGTAAAGGTATTCATGCTAAAGCTAAAACTTCGCATCTTAAGCAATCTAAAAATTACAAAAAGAAGTATCGCGGTCAAGGTAAGTAATATATGGAAATTAAACTAGTAGATAGTATGGGATCTGATCTCTCTGTAGTTAATGCTGCTAGAGTATCATTCGATAAAGTAAATGATACAGGTAATATTACTGAAGGTGATAAACGTTTAATCGCGTTTCTTGCTAGAGAGAATCACTGGACTCCTTTTGGTCATGCCTCTCTTTCGTTCCATGTTAAAGCTCCCTTGTTTGTAGCGCGTCAATTGTTTAAGCATACTATTGGAGGTGTTATTAATGAAGTTTCGAGACGTTATGTTGACACGGCGCCTGAGTTTTATTATCCAGAGAACTGGCGTATGCGTAATAAAGATAAAAAGCAAGGCTCTCATGAAGATCAATTCGTAGAAGAAATTAGCTTTACACATCCGTATATGGGTGACATTAAAGGTAATAAAGTGTCTATAACAGAAAGTGTTACAAAGTTTACCAAGACTTTAAATGCGCAAGCTCTTAATACATATCATATTATGCTTGAAGCGGGTATTTGCCCTGAGCAAGCCAGGATGATATTACCGCAAAATATGTATACAGAATGGTATTGGACAGGTAGTTTAGCTTTTTTTGTACGAGTCTGTAAATTAAGATCTACCAAAGATGTTCAGCGCGAAACAAGACTTGTTGCAGATCAAATCAAAAAAATTGTTCTGGAGAAATTTCCGATTTCAGCGCAATGTTTATTAGACATAAATGACGATAATTAATAATAAGTATAGACAGATTTATTATAATATTATTAATAATAGTAAAAAACGTATTGTTAATTGTTATACTGAATTACATCATATATTACCAAGATCATTAGGTGGTTCTAATAATATAGATAATATAGCAGTACTAACAGCAAGAGAGCACTATATATGTCATTACCTTTTATGTAAATTTACAAAGGGTAAAAGTAAATATAAAATGCTACACGCATTTCATTTTATGAATATTAGTAATCCCCGTGGTAATGGTTTAAGATATACTAATAGTTGCTTATATAAAAAATTAAAGCAGGAGCGATCTATAAAGTTATCTACTACACTTAAAGGTCATATATGTAGCGAGAGTACAAGAGGAAAATTATCTATAAAAGCAAAAGAGAGATTCAAATATCAACCAGGTACATTTACTGGTAAAAAACATACCCTCACATCAAAAAAAATTATATCTTTTAAACGAAAATTAAGCGCTAATAATAATCCTTTTAAACATACTGAACATACAAAAGCAAAACTCTCTATATCTAGATTAGGTAAACTTAATCCAGCAGCAAGAGCTGTTATGATTAATAAAGTTAAATATGATACCATATTAGAAGCTGCACAATTTCTTAATATCCATAAAGATACATGTAGGTGGAGAATAGCCAACCCGGCGCCTAAATGGACGGATTGGCTATTCTTATAACTTAATTATGTAATAACTGCTCTTCAAGCTTACGATACCTGGCATGTGAATCCCAGATCTCGTCTGTTTGAGGAGTATATAGACCCTCTGTAGTCATTATAGGTTTACCCTTGACCAGTGAGAGAGTAGACGGTTGAAATATGTTGTAGATAGGCTCTTTCTTTGAGGAGATCATCGCGCAGGATGTCAGCCCTATCATTATCATTGCTAGACTTAGATGTGCGTAATTTTTCAATTTCATCTGTTAATTCTTGTTGTTTAGCTTTAGATTTTTGATTTATATCGTAAACAAACGCCTTACTCTTTAGCTGTAAATAAACAGTTAGAGCAAGTAAGGCGTTTTTTATTAAACCGATTATATCCATTATTTGCCGATTTGCTTAGCCTTGCCGATATTAAGGGCAACAAGATCAACAAGTGAATAGATCTTAGCAAGTGTTGAACCTGCTTTAGGTGTTGGGGTGATGGCAGCGATAGCTGATGCTAATGTTACGAATGCAGCCACGACGTTAAACCATGGGTACTGTTGTACTAGTTGTATTAATGTTTCCATATGTACTATTATTTAATCCACTATTGAGTAAATACAAGTGTTATGGAATTATCAGATAAAGCTCTTAGTTTAATACTTGAGTATGAAGTAGGTGGAGGTGAGGCTTATTTTAATAAAGAACTTAAACATCCAACATATCCAGGTGGTGCTTCAGGTGTTACAATTGGTATTGGTTATGATCTAGGTTATAACACAGGTGATCAATTTACAAAAGATTGGAAATCTCACTTACCTGATTCTGACTTTAATAGATTAGCTAAATGTCTCGGTTCAAAAGGTTCGTTTGCTAAACTATTAATACCTAATGTAAAGGATATTACTGTATCTTGGGATAGTGGTTTAGCCGTATTTAAAAGTAATACTGTACCGAGATTTATTAATGAGACTATTAAAGCTTTTCCTGGTGTAGATCAACTTAAACCTGACGCGTTTGGTGCGCTTGTTTCTTTAGTCTTTAACCGCGGTGGAGCTCTAACTGGTACAAACAGAACAGAAATGATGAATATTCATAACCTCGTACCTAAAAAAGACTATACCGCGATTGCACGAGAAATTACAAATATGAAACATATTTGGGTCGGTAAAGGTTTAGATGGACTTTTAAGAAGAAGAGATGCAGAATCAGCACTGGTAAAATCGTGTGCTTAAAGTAAATAGTTTATATGCTAAAAAGACTATCAGAACAGGAAATTCAATTGTGTGGTAAGGGTAATTGCTGCCCTATTATTACAAAGATCGATGAAGATAATTACGAGGTTCTCGATGATTATGGTAATAAGATTAGAGTTAAAAAGAGTGAATTAGAGCTCGTTGCAGATGCAGTAAGAGCTTTAGATAAGCCAAAGGATGAAACACTAATTTGTGGTTAATTTAATTATCTATACCTTTTCATGTATAGGGTTATGCTTTATATTAAAGTATGGTTCTATACTTTCCTTTTTTAAAAGTAAACTCGTTAAGTATAAATACTTTAAAGAGTTATTTTCCTGTTCTCTTTGTTTAGGCTTTTGGGCTGGTGTATTTACAGGCTTAGTTGGGCATTATAATCCGGTTGTATTTGCTACATATGGTGCTGCTGTATGCTGGTTTGCAGATCATATACTAGATTTAATTATAGCTAGAAGCAAGTAATTACTTCTTGTAGCTATCAGCAAACGTTAAGAGGCTATGTAAATGATCAATAGAGTGACCCATACCGCGATCGTTTGCGTCTTCTATCAATTCGTTAATTTTCTTCTTTAAGTGATGTATAGGTATTGTAACCTCTTCATCTTCACCACTATAAAAATCGCCTGTAGGTGTACCTAGTGGTTCTGATTTTATACCTTGTAATGCTGGAAATCTAGCTGAAAGTTTTTCATCAGATTTTGGTGCATATTGATAGTTAGAATTATTAGTACCTAAGTCTGCTGCTTGACCTCTAAAGCCATCTTCATAAAGCAACTGAAGCTCTTCATAACCATACTTACTCATTACATTTATTTAGTTGATTAATACAAAAAATACAGTTATAATTATCTTATGGTAAAGAAGTCTGTTAGTTATGAAAATATTGCCTTTATGGTAGATCAACTTGCAGAGAGAGTTAGTTTAGACTACGACTATATTATTGGAATCGGTCGTGGAGGACTTATTCCTGCAACAATGTTAGGTTATAAACTTAATAAAAAAGTATTAACGTTCGGTGTTAATACATATAATAATCAAGTTCAGGAAGATAACTACGTTTTATATCAGCAACCTAATTTACTAACAACTAGATCTAAATATCTAGTTGTAGATGATATTTGCGATTCAGGTAATACATTTCGTATTTTTCAATATCTTTATAGTCATGAAGATTTACACACTTTTGAGTATGCGTCTTTATTTGTAAAGGATAAAGCATCACATATGGTTGATTATTATGGGTTTTCAGTTCCTGAAAAAACGTGGCTTGTCTTCCCATGGGAGTAATGTATAATAGGCTTATGTCCAAATCTGTTAATTGTAGGATTTCAGGTAAATCTTTTACGTTTACTACTGATAATTTTAATAAGCGTGTAGAAGAATATACTAATGTAGAAACATTGCAAAAGTACTACGTTACTAAGAAAGTTAAATCTCTCATTATACGCGGTTATAATGTACAAGAGATACGTAATATTCTTAATATTACAGGTAGTGATTTAATTAATATTGAGTCGCAAGAAATTATTGATATTATGGTATATCATAAAGTAAAAAATAGTGATACTTCAAGCAGATCTAGTAGTAATTTTGCTACACATAAATCTGATTATGACGTATCGGTATTCATAAATAATATAAAGGATTTAAATTATGACAAAGAGATTTACAGCGCAAGTAGGAAATAATAATACAGTAAGAGTATATGATGCATCAACAGGTTCACTTCATAGAATTATAAATGTAGACGGTACAATGATTTCACAGCCTATCGTTATGGAGAGTGAGATGTCTATTACGGTTCAGCAGGGTAAAAATAAGACTATAAAAATGTATAATCTTAATAATGGCAGTCTTAAGAAAAGTATTCCACTTCAATAATAGCTATATTACATTTATAATCTAAATATATAGCCATGGGAAAAAGTATTTTTGAAGAGCAAATCAGTCGTAAACCCAATTTGTATCCATGGACAGAACAGTTCATTGAGGCAATGCATAATGGATTCTGGACTGATAAAGAGTTTAACTTTAAATCAGATGTTCAACAGTTTAAAGTTGAATTGACAGATCAAGAAAGAGAGATTGTAGTACGTACACTCTCCGCTATTGGTCAGATTGAAGTAGCTGTTAAGACATTCTGGGCTAAGTTGGGTGAGAATTTACCTCACCCAGCTCTATATGATCTTGGTATCGTTATGTCTAATACAGAAGTAATTCATAACAACGCATACGAACGTTTGCTCAAGGTTCTCGAACTTGAAGATATTTTTGAAGAGAACCTTAAGCTGGAATGGATACAAGGGAGAGTCAAGTATCTCCGTAAGTATACACATAGGTTCTATAAGGACTCAAAGAAGCAATATCTATACGCTTTAACATTGTTTACTTTGTTTGTTGAGAACGTTTCTTTGTTCTCGCAGTTCTATGTTATTAATCATTTTGCTCGCTTTAAGAACGTTTTAAAGGATACCGACCAGCAGGTTAAGTATACTCGTAATGAGGAGAACATTCACGCTCTTGTGGGTATTCAAATTATTAATACTATCCGTGAAGAACATCCTGAACTCTTTGACGAAGAGCTGACAGAGCGTATTGTAGCTGCAGCACACGAAGCATTCAAATCAGAGAGTAAGATTGTTGATTGGATGGTTAATGGTATCAATGAACCAGGTCTTTCAGCGCCAATTCTCAAGGAATTTATTAAAAATCGTATTAACGAATCACTTTCACAAATTGGTCTTCCTAAGCCTTTTGAAGTAGATTCTTCTATTTTAGAGTCTACTATGTGGTTTACGGAAGAATTATTGGGCAATAATATGACCGATTTTTTTCATAGCAGGCCCGTGGAATACTCTAAGAAGAGTCAATCATTTACAGAGGAAGATTTATTCTAAAACCTATGAAAAGTTTTAGTATTTTTTTAGAGGAAACATATGATTGGAATGAACAATTAGAATCATTTGTAGATAGAGTTAAGGTAAATACAGCTCCTAATTTAACGGCTGATATTTCCTTTTCTGTATTACAAGAGATACCTTACATAAATGCATATAAAGCTGCTCATTCACCTAATCAAAATTTTACACCTGTAACAGATTTTGAAGATTACGCATCACACTTTGGGTCTATTGAACAAGCGCGCGATCGGTTTGAAATAATGGAAGAAGATGATTGGTATATTTATAAATATACTATTGATCTTCAAAAAGTATACCCTATTCTTCTTGAAGATGAAGGTGGATCATTCAATGCCGAAAACGGTTCACAGATAAAGCGTGCACGTCAAAGAGGTTATACCGTTGCAGTATATCATAATACTGCAGAAGGTAATACTGAATCTGAAAACCTTTCATTAGTAATTTTAAACACTAACGCAATTTTATAATAATTTATATGAGCAAAGATACACACAAACTACAATTTTTGTATGAGAGTATACACGGTGAGAACTGGGGTAATACATCTTGGACAGATACTATTAACGGTAAGGAGATAACAGTAACAATAAATGATTTGATGAATGTTACGAAAAATGTTCCTGTTATTGAAATGTTAACTAAGGCGTTAGAGCCATACGCTTTACATAAAGATAAAAAAGACGCTAAAACATTAGCTAATATTCAAAAGTCTGATCTACAATACCCTATTATTGTCTTAAAAAAGCAAGGTAAATATCAAATTCTAGATGGTCATCATAGATTGCAAAAAGCTATTAATAATAATATTGAAAAAATTAAAGCGAAGTTGATCGATATCAACACACTTCCAAAAGACTACCAAGAACTATTTCGATAATTTATATGAGCAAAGATATTTACTGGCTAAACAAGGACTCTAGAAAATTTCTAGAGAGAGACTACCTCACAAAAGATGAGACACCAGAGCAACGCATTAGAGATATTGCTGATGCAGCTGAAAGATATTTAGGTATAGAAGGCTTTGCTGATAAGTTTGAATCCTATATGCATCGTGGGTTCTATTCTCTATCTACTCCCATCTGGAGTAACTTTGGTAGAGATCGTGGCGCACCTATTTCATGCTTTGGTAGTTATGTACCAGATGACATGAATAAGATTCTTACCAAGATTGGCGAAATTGGTGCTATGTCTAAGATTGGTGGAGGTACTTCTGGTTACTTTGGTGCTATTAGACCTCGTGGTTCGGTTATTAATTCTGGTGGTACTGCTACAGGCGTACATCACCAGTTAACAGTTTTTGATTCTTTAGTTAATTATGTATCACAAGGCAATGTACGTCGTGGATCTTTTGCTGCTTATCTACCTATTGATCACGGTGATATTGAAGAGTTTCTAGGCATTAGAGGTGAAGGTAATGACATTCAAGATCTTTCGATTGGTGTTACTATTACCGATGAATGGATGCAAAAGATGATCGCTGGTGATAAGGAAGCTCGTAAGATTTGGGGTCTTGTTATTAAGAAGCGCTTTGAATCTGGTTACCCTTATCTCTTCTTTACTGATACTGCTAATAATCAAGCTCCTCAAGTCTATAAAGATAAAGGCTTAAAGATTAATCATTCTAATCTTTGTACAGAGATTTTCCTTTCCAATCAAGATGATGAATCGTTTGTATGTGACCTTTCTTCGATTAACCTTGAACGTTGGGATGATCTTAAAGATACAGATGCAATTGAGACGCTTGTGTATTTTCTTGACTCGGTCATGACCGAGTTTATTAATAAGACTGAAGGAGTTCCATTTATGGAAGCACCTAGAAAGTTCGCTGTTAATCAACGTGCTGTTGGTGTAGGTGTACTTGGTTGGCATTCTTTACTTCAATCAAAACTTATTGCTTTCGAATCTATGGATGCTAAGCTTTTAAATGGTGAAGTATTCTCAACTCTTAGAACTAAATGCGATAAAGCTACAGTAGAGTTAGCTGGTATCTTTGGTGAACCGCCTCTACTTGAAGGTTACAGGAGACGTAATACTACAACGATTGCTATTGCTCCTACTACATCTAGTTCATTTATTCTCGGTCAAGTATCTCCTTCTATTGAACCTCTTAATAGTAATTACTTTACTAAGGATCTTGCTAAGGGTAAGTTTACTTTCAAGAATCCTTATCTTGCTAAGTTCTTGAAAACAAAAGATCAAGATACACTTGAAGTATGGAAAGATGTTCTCTCGCATGGTGGATCTGTCCAACATCTTAAGTTTCTTACGCAAGATGAGAAGGATGTATTTAAGACGTTTGGTGAAATCTCTCAGAAAGAAATTATCATTCAAGCAGCGCAAAGACAAAAGTATATTGACCAAGGACAATCAATTAATTTAATGATTCCTCCTAACGCTAAGCCTAAGGAAGTCAATGAGTTACTTATCTTCGCGTGGGAGCAAGGTGTCAAGTCTTTATACTATCAACGTAGCGCTAATCCAGCCCAGGAACTTGCAAGAAGTATTTTAAATTGTTCATCATGTGAAGCGTAATATATTAAATAATAACATGAAGTGGAAATATAATCTGAACGAGGGTGTTGATGAGGAAGAGACTAAGCCACAGCAAATTTTTATAAATGCCGGTGGATTAGGTGGTGGAGCTGCTAGTAGCGGTATCAGGGTAGTAGAAAATACAGTTTTCTTTTATACAGATGTAACTGAGCAATCCGCACTAGATCTCAACTCCGTACTATATGAGCTTGATGCAAAACTTAAAAATACATATAACTTTTTAGGTCCTGATTTTACACCTCATATTAAGCTAAGAATTAACTCATATGGTGGATCAGTCTTTGCAGGTCTTGCTATTATTGATACAATTAGAACTCTAAAATCTGAAGTTCATACATACATTGATGGAGCTGCTGCTTCAGCTGCAACTCTTATCTCTGTAGTAGGTAAGAAGCGTTATATTGGTAAAAATTCTTTAATGCTTATTCATCAGTTAACATCAGGTGCATATGGTAAGTTCTCAGAATTAGAAGATGATATGGAAAACAATCGCCGTATTATGAAAATGATTAAAGATATCTATAAGCAATATACAAAGGTGCCGATGAAGCAAATAGATGAGATTCTTAAACACGACCTATGGTTTGAATCTTCAAAGTGTATTGAATTAGGTCTTGTGGATGGTGTTCTATGATTTTTGGTGTCTTATACGCAGTATGCTTTTTTGTCTGCTATATACCACAAATTTATAAAACTATAAGATATAAGAGCGTAGAGGGGTTAAGCCTCTCTATGTTCTTTCTTTCTCTACTAGGTTATATTTTTTGTGGGTTATATATGCTACACGGTATCGGCTTTAATATAGGTATGGCTATTAATAGTATCCTCGGTACATTATGCTGCACAGTAATGATGATTTATATTATAAAGTATAAAAAGTAATTATAACACACCTGGAAATGGTGGTGACGGCACTCCAATACCGGCAGTTAAGTGAATGTGATTTAATAGTGAAACTTTTGTACCTGCATTATCAGCTACAATATCTCCACCTGCAGTAATACCTCCGCCAACGCCTATACTACCAGCAACATCTGCACTACCGCTACAATGAATGCTGCCAACAACACTAAGAGATCCTCCACACTGAATATCTTGTGTGCTCTGTATTGATGCTTCCGAGCCAATATTTCCAACTGCGCCAATTGCACCTTTACATACAATATTACCAATAACAGTTAAATTACCACTTACTACTAAGTCACCCTTAATAATTTGATTGCCCTCTACGCTTAATCCAGGCTCAATAAAAACGTGTGTCTTGCCTTTAATATTAATATTAGGTCCATTTATTTCGATATGATCACCTGATGTAATAAAAACATCTCCTGTTGCTCCTTCACCAGCACTACCAGCTATATTCACCTGAGCTCCACCTATATATGTTATTGCTTTTGTAGATAATCTAATAGGACCACTTGTACCTAAGTTTATACCACCAGCAGCTGAATTAAGATCTAGCTTATTACCAGCTTGAATGTGTATATTGCCAAAAGGTACACCTGTTGCCACATCCTTTTCTTCAAAGTAAGGTGCAGATGTTTCTTTTAATGTAACTGTTTTATTATTATCATATTCAAACTTTTGCTTTACTTTTCTCCCTACAGGATTAATAAAAACAGTATCGAAATTAGATGGTGCAGTACCTGCCATTAATAATAAATCCTTTCCGGAAAGTAGTTTAATACTACCGCCATTACCCATTTCTTTTTCAAAAGGTGTTAGCTTCTTTTGTGTATCCTTATAAATCTGCGTCATGTTTTGATGCGATTCATTTTTTGTAAAACTCTTACCCTGTGTAGATCCTGTTAAAGGGTCTGGCTGACCTCCAGCTGCTTTATGTACGCTACCTGTAACATTACTAAATCCAGGTTGCTTTAATTCAGGGCTAGCTTTATGAGCTGCTAATGTTGCTTGTTCCTGCATATAGCTATTCATAAAAGAAGAACTATACATATTTGGATTACCAGTTAAAATTGTAACATCTCCAAACACTCTTTGCTCTAGCTGCTCAGCCATTATATGGTGATTACCTTTTGTTGTTTGAAAGGTATCTCCGTTTGTTAATGTTTGTCTATTATTAGGATTAAATTCTGATGTTGCTTGATTACCAAAAGTTAAATTGCTTCCTGATTTGTGTGCTATATGAACATACTCTCTACCTGTAGAGTTGTTAAACTTAAGTGTACCAGCGGTATGATTCCAAACTGTACTTTGTCTAAAGTTGTTTATCTCGTTTGCATTATTAATAGTATTATCTGTAGCCATATATATATTTTAATTTAACCAGCGTTATTATTTTGTATTAATTTTAATACATCTATACGTGTGCTGGAAGATGAAGCATCAATTTGTCCCTGCATAGATATTAAGCAATCATAAATCGGCGTTGCTTGGGCTCGTAAATTATCAATTTCTGTAGAAAGAGTTAGAACTTTATCTGCCGATGCGCCGGGTGTTTGCATTGTACTTAAATTTTTATTTATTTTTGATTGTAAGGAATTATACTTATTTGCTAAACTAACAGCATTCGCAGTTGTTATAGGTCCACAACTAGTTGTAGCTGTAGTTGTATTGTTATTAGGTGCTGTAGTAATTAGAGCAGAAGTAGGTGGTGATATATTATTCGAATGAGTATTTTCGAATGCATTAGGGTAATCTGGGTATGCAGTACCTACACCGTATATTTGTTCCATCTCTGAACCAGCGTGTATTTTGCCTAAAATAACAGGTGTACTACGAGAACCATTTAAGAATCCTATTAATACTTTTGCACCTACTGAAGGTACACCAAACATACCTTTACCAGAATCTGAATGGTTTTCTGTAACATAACAGTTACCATACGGATTAACACCAGCAGACATTGTTACCCCAGGTCCTCCAGAATGCCCATCTAACTTCATCGAAGAAAACATTGCCGCGGGCGGTGTAGTATATCCGTTTGGATTGTTAAAGTTACCTATATCATTTCCATCCGCTAATGAAGAAGCATCACGAGCATTATTATATTTTGACATAGAACTTTCACCAGCCATCGGAGATACAACATATGCCCAAACCTCAAAATCATGAACATCTCTAATTGCAGTTGCATTTAAATCGCCACCTGCACCAGGAGCTTTAAAATACTCAACACCATTCATACGTGTCATACCTGGTATAGCAACCTTAACACGGCCTAGATATTCGCTACCCTTTGATACAGTATTACCGTAATCAGAGTTTTTAACTACCGTTCCAATGTGTAATGATGTTATCATATAATTCTAGTAGCACCTACCTGCGAGTATGCCTTAGTTGTCTCTAATTTTTGTTTTGTCATATACTTATTAATAATATTACCAGGGTTATTTAAAGCAGCTTGAGCATCTTTTGCTAACTTAGCACAAGCCCCGTCACCATATTTTAATTTTGCATCCTTAAGCATTCTTTTACTAATATTACTTAATGCGTTTGCTAATAAACATTTACCTATTTCAGCAGCGGCAAAACGACAATTTTCTTGATTAAAGTGAAAGCTTAAAAGATCTTCAACTAATTTTACAATAGCCTTTACAACAGCAATAATAGCAAGAAGGTCAGCAAAAAGCTTTAATAAAGCTACAAAAGGTTTATTGAGTAATTTACATATTGCATTTTCAATTGCTGCACCTGCAGAACCTATAACAGCTCCTAACACACCAGTTGCAGCGTTTGAAAGAGCTGAAAGAGCGGAACTTGCTACGTTACCTAATACTCCTGGTAATCCGTTAAGTATAGATGGTATACACATTATACCATTTGCGGCAGAAGTTATAGCGCCTATTTGACTACCAATAGGCATTGACTTCCAAGCACTACCTGCAAGTCGTTTAGCTAAGAGTGTACCACCTGTTAAAAGTGATACTTTTTGGGCTGTCGAAATAAGCATATCCTTCGTTATTTTGAGATCGCTTGTTTTCGCAAATGAAGATTGTATACTTGTTGTGGTTTTTTTAACACTTAGTATTATACCATTTACAAGAGCTGTTATACCACTAATAAGACTTATAATATTAGTTATAGGTCCTAAAAATGAATTTATAGCATTATTTACTGCATCTGTAAGAGCCTTTAATAGCCCGTTAACAATATTTGTTGTCGCTGCTTTTATACTCGCGTTTACTTTTTGTCCTATTGTAGGATCGGTTTTACCAACAACTGCCATATAACTATTTAATACTTGAATTCAATAAGGAACTACCTTATAATAGTAATATGTTAGTAACGCACGAAACTCCTATTTCTATTCTAGATCATTCTAGGCACTATAATGACTTCGATTACGCTCTCGTGCATCTCTTCGATACACATCCAAAGTATTATAATTTCTTTAAGACATCTTTAAATCTCGGTCGTGAGGTAATGCTTGATAACTCAATCTTTGAGCTTGGTGAAGCTTTTAATAGTGATAAGTATGCAGAATATATTGAAGAGCTTAAACCTACTTACTATATTGTACCTGATGTCTTAGAAGATTATAAAGAGACACGAACATCGTTCTACCATTTTACAAACGAATATCAGGATCTACCTGGACTTAAAGTTGGTGTTGTTCAAGGTAAGACATATGATGAACTTATTGCGTGTTATGAGTTTATGGTTGCATATGCTGATTATATTGCAATCTCTTTTGATTATTCATATTATCAGATCATTGGCAGAGCTACAAGTGATAATCCTGAACAAGCAAAACTAGAGCGAATGTGTGATGGTCGTCAGAAGCTTATTAATATGCTAATGGCTGACGGTATTTGGGAGTATACAAAACCTCATCATTTGTTAGGTTGTTCGCTTGCAAAAGAGTTTGGCTATTACGCTTATAATAAGAGTATACGTAGTGTAGATACTTCTAATCCTGTTGTAGCTGGTATTACAGGTTCTCGTTACCTTAAAGGTATTGGACTTTATCACAAACCTAAGGTTCTTCTAGCAGATCTTATTGATGCTGAACTGACTCCAGATCAGATGAATGATATTATTTTTAACGTAGAAGAATTTCGTAATATTAGTAATCCATGAAATGGCTAGCGCTCTACTCTATGACTGGAAGTGAGATTGTTAATCTTTCTAAAAGTCTTGGTTATTCACCTGATCGAGTTATTACAGATAATTTAGATCACAATAAGTGGGATCCTGAAATTAATAACTGTTGTAAGTCTATTGTTGTTAATAGTATTAAAGGTCGATTTAGAGATATAAAGCTTGAGTTTTATAGATCTGTGTTTAAAGATTTTGATATTATTACTTTACATGGTTGGCTTAATATTATTCCTCCAGAGATTTGTGAGGAGTTTAAAATTTATAATGGTCATCCTGGACTAATTAATTATTATCCACAATTAAAAGGTAAAGATCCACAACAACGAGCTTATGATAGAATAGGAGATTACTTGTATGTTGGTAGTGTTATTCATGAAGTTACAAAAGATATTGACTGTGGTAGTATTATCTGTTATGATAAAATATCTAACGTGCATTGCGATACACTAGATAATACCTACAATATTTTAAAGCAAACTTCTCTCAATTCATGGGTTGATTTCTTTACTAATAAACGTTATAATATTGTATGCTAATTTCTTTTTCGGGACCACAGTCGAGTGGAAAAACTACATTACTAAAGTATCTTGCAGAACGTAATTCTAATATTAAATTTGTACCTGAAGTTACAAGACTTGTAAAGAGATTATATGATTTACCTATTAATGAAGCAGGTAATGTTATGACTCAGATGATGATTATGGCAGAGCATGTTAAAAATGCTTATGCTGTTGAGTATAAAGATACTAACGTTATTTTAGATCGTTGCTCAGTAGATGGTTTAGTATATACGCATTGGCTGTGTGATCAGGGTCTTGATATGAGTGCTTATAGTTTTGCAAGAATAGTATATGAAAATACTGTTCATAAGTATGATGTTATTTTTTACACTTCACCTGAAGATGTTGTACTAGAAGATGATGGTGAGAGAAGTGTTAATACTAAATTTAGAGAAGATATTATCGATTTATTTGATAAACATTTTAGATATCCGCAAGATAATTTGGTAATTCTAAAAGGTACAGTAGAAGAAAGATTACAAATAATTAAAGAGACTCTTAAAGAAAAAGGTCTTGATATTAACATTTAATAAATTAAAATATATTATGGCAACAAAGAAGAAAGCAGTAGAATTAGATAATTCTCGTATTAGTAAGCATCTCGGTCAATCATCAGAGTACGCTGCAATATACGACCCATCACTATTAGTTCGTGAACCACGACAATCAAATAGAACGCATCTTGGTCTTGAAGATGAAGATCTTCCGTTTGTAGGCTATGATACCTGGAACGGGTATGAAGTTACAGGTCTTACAAATAATGGATTACCTGTTGTAGGTATTTGTAAGTTTGTTTATCCATGCAGTAATAAATATATTGTTGAATCTAAATCTACTAAGCTTTATTTTAACTCGTTTAGTATGACAAGACTTGGTAATACAGCTCAAGAAGTACTTGAGGAAATCAAGAACCGTGCGATTAAAGATCTATCAGAATTGCTAGAAACTGAGGTAACAGTTAAAATTATTTCAAATTATATTGCTCTTATTGATAATACACTAGCGCGTGAAGAGTGGAGTCATCAACGTAATATAAAAAGTACTTATATTACACTAGAAGATGAATACCCTATTGAAAATGAAACTTTTGATACATATACTGAAACTCCTGAGTTACTTAGTGTTATTGATTCTGTTATTGGAGAAGAAAAGTATCATAGCGCATTATTAAGATCCCGTTGCAGAGTAACAGCTCAACCAGATACAGGTGATGTATATATTACAATAAAAGGTAATAAAACTGTAGACCCTATTTCACTACTAAAGTATATTGTATCTTTCAGAGACGAATGTCACTTTCATGAAGAAATTTGTGAAGCTATCTATAAGCGTTTATTAGATACATTACAACCAGATGAATTATCTGTAAAGTGTCTTTATGCACGACGTGGTGGTTGGGATATTAATCCAGAACGTGTTTCTGATAGTAAATTGCTTCATTATACGTTAAGTGATGAGACGGTATTACATGTCAAAACGCCAAAGCAATAATATATTATTTAATAAATATTAACCTCTCATGGAAGTGACCATCCATGAGAGGTTTTTTGTAGACCTTTTTTGAGATGATATACATCAACTCTAAAAAGTTTTTTCCATTGTGAGAAAGGTAATTCTTTCTCTTCACCTGTTATATTATTTTTAAGCTTTATTCTATCACCAGTTAGTGTGTTACTTATTTTTGCATTAATTTGATCTTTTTGTTCTTTACTACGATGTCTATGAATTTCTTTAACTATATTTGAATGAATTAAAGTACGGCATTCTTTTTCATGTGAGGTCATTTGTAGTTGTTTAGCTTTTCTAGCTGCTATAGATTTTTCGATTCTACACTTATTAATTTTTTCTATTTCTTCCAACGGTCTCTTTAAAAATGTTGCTCTCGCTCGTCTTGCTGTATCTTTCATTATAAAGGGGTTATCTATTTTTGTTTTTAATTCTTTTTGCTTTATTTTTTTGCGTTCTTCTGCAGAATATTTTCCTAAAGTAAATCCACCACTACCACCCTTTGTAAAGTTAAAATACTTATTATTTATGAATGTATTATAAAATTCTATGTAATATACTTCACGCTCGTCAAGGATATTTTCCTCATATATCTGTTCAATAATAACATATTCATATCTCTCCGGATACGTGTTAAATAATTTTAATATATGTTTACCGTGCGGTTTAAAATCGTTAACGTTTTTTGTCTTACCTATATAAACTATTTTTTCTTGTTGCTTATCTTTTATACCGTATATTCTCATATTACTATTTAATCGTTACGAGTAATATAACAACCTAATTGGACGTACCTCTACCCTTAAAACGGTAGGATTTTTTATTTATAGATTAAATAATAATATGCCAGCGGTGCCTACTACAAATAACGGAACAACCTTCTATAATCCAAATAATTGCTTTTCCTTTAATCAAGTAATTGGTACACCACTCGTACAGCTTTCTGCATATCCTTGCGCAGAGCTTATTATTGTAAATAAGACCGGTGGTAATGTTCTTATCTTTGATAATAATAATAGTGCTGCAGGTAATGGATTTTTATTATCCCAAAACGATCAATTTACATTTAGAGGTTTAACAAACTCTTCTGTTGTTTCAGCTAGTGCTGCTTCTACTGGTACTATATATTGCAGAACGCAATACTTCAGTATAAATGCTCATACAGCTATCTAATAATATATTGCATTGTCTCTATATTGACTAAATATGTTTAATGAGACTGTTTAGCGAAAAGGTAACACCTACCTTTACTAGCTCTAACCAGAACATCTTAATTATTAAGGATTACACTGAGATCTTTTTTGATGTTTTTGAGTTAGAGATAAACGGAAATAAATACATTGCAGAAAAGGTTTCCGAATATAAAGGAAATCCTGTTGTAAATATTCCTATAGTAATTGAAGGTAAGGAATTAGAAGCACCGTTTGTAATACAACGCGGTAGGTTCGAAGTTATATTTAACGAATTTAATTCTACCTTTATAGGTACTACTAGTAAACCAAAAGAGGTCTTAGAGGAATTTAAGAATGAAGCAGAAGAAGTAGAGGAGATTATCTTTGAAAAAAAAGAATCTATACTTAAGGAGATTAAACAAGCTAGAAAATTAGCGGGTGAATTTGCTGAGTCTGTTAAACAACAAAACTTACGCGAAGTAAAAGAAGCTAAGTATCAAGAACGTGAAGTATTCTTTAAATCAAAAGAAAAATTTAAAAAGGATTTACTAGATGAGTTTTTACAACTCACAGAAAATACACGTGATGAACTCTTTACATATACAGAACAAGAGAGTGAGAAGGCTTACGACTTTATTGTTGTGTCTATTAATAGTCTTTCTGATAAGTTAACGCAAGACTTAGAGTCTACTATACAAGATCAAAATACTCAATCTGTAGAGTTATTTGAAAATCGTATATCTGAATTAGCTAAGAATATTCTTACAAACAATCTTATTAAAGAGATTGAAAGTAGAGATACAACAAATAATAAAAACCTAGATGTTAAATTTGAAACAGTTTCAAAATCACTTACTAAAGTATTAGGTGATTGGGAAGCTAATGTTACGGGGAGTGTGCAAGTCGTTGTTAGTAAGTTAGATAGTACTATTCTTAGCTTAGAGCAAACAAATGTAGAACTTAATGATTCTATTATTAAAAACTCTAATAAAGCTTTAAGCCGTATTGGTAATGTTAAGACACAATTAGAAGAATCAATTGCTAGTAATATTAGTAGTTTAGCAACAAAGATAGATGCAACAGATGCTAGTGTTAGAGTAATTGAAGGTATAGTTAACACTGTTGATGTTAATGTATCCAAAATACATGCTGATGTAAAAGATACGCTTGATGTGGTTAATGATAGTATTGTTAGTACGGAGTCTAAAATTAATGATATTCAAGCTAATGTTCAACATACACTTAGTAACGTTAATGATAGTATTGTAACAGTAGAATCGAAGATAGATGATCTTAGTGTAGATACACAATCTAAAATCGGTCTACTTGAGGATAATATTAGTATTTTTCAAAACTCTTCTACTATAGTTGAAAAAACTATTAACGATTTTAAGGGTAGTACGCTAACGCTTCAACAAAATGTTGATACTTTAAAATTATCAGTAGATAATACAGTTAAGAAATTAACTAGTAATGTTGAGAATAAAATTATTATTAATAATACTACTTTAAAAGAATCATTAGATAATACAGTAAGAGATTTAACTAGTGATCTCGAGAATAAAATTACAATAGCTGAGGGTAAGATTACAAGTTATTATGATGATAGAATTACTTTAATTGAATCTAGTGTGACAGATATTACTACAAGAGATAAAGCTCATATAATAGAGATTATTGAACAAAGTAAAAAATCTATCTTAGATGAAGTATCTCTAATTAAGAATAGTGTACCTTCTATAGTAGTCGAAAAGACCTTGGAGACCAAGGGAGACGTTGATGTAAAAACGATCAAGACAGACTTAGAGAAATCTATTTCAAATAGGTTCAACCTGGAGCTAGCTAATGTAAGACGTATTATAGAGCTATCATCAGGTGGTGGTTCTGTAGCTGTTCAATTTGCTAACGGTGGTATAATGAGAGGTAACTTAAATGTTACCGGTCAAATTTTAAGTGCAGGGGTTGATCTAGCAACTATATTTTCAGGTGGTGGAGGAGGTAGTGGAGATGCTGCTGTAAATGCTTTAGTTCATTCTACTAGCGGTAATTGGAACAGTGCTTATACATCTACAACAGCTTTAAATCTTAGTTCAAGTTTATGGAATAATACATATACAACTGTTAAAACTACAAGTGGTAATTGGAACAGTGCTTATAATGAATTATCATCAAGACCCTATACCCTAGTAGATGCTACATCCTCTATTAAACCAATTAGAGGTAATAATACAGCTAGCGGTAATAATTCTAATGTAGCTGGTGGTAGTATTAACCGTGCTAATGGTCATTATTCTACAGTAGGTGGTGGTTTAAGTAATATAGCCGGTGGTCTTTGTTCTAATATAGGTGGTGGTTATTGTAATACAGCTAATGGTCATTATTCTAATGTAGCTGGTGGTTTTTGTAATGCGGTTAACAGTAGTGGTGTTTATTCTAATGTAGCTGGCGGTCGTAATAATACAGTTAGTGCTCCTTATTCTACTATAGCAGGAGGTAAATGTAATACAGCTAGTAGTTATTGGTCTAATGTAGGTGGTGGTTATTGTAATACAGCTAGCGGTGCTTATTCTAATATAGGTGGTGGTAGAAGTAATAGTACTAATAGTGATTATGGTTTTATAGGTGGTGGCTGTTGTAATACTGCTAGTAGTTGTCATGCTGTTATAGTTGGTGGTATCGGTAATACAACAGTTAGTAATTATAATGATGCTTTTATAGGTGGTGGTAGAGGTAATACAGCTAGTGGCTATTATGCTCCAACTATAGTTGGTGGTATTAATAATACAGCTAGTGGACACTACCCGTCACTAGTAGTTGGTGGTATCGGTAATGAGGCTAGTGGTAGTTGTTCTTCTATAATTGGTGGTAGTAATAATAAAGCTAGTGGTGAAAGTTCCTTTATTGGTGGTGGTGGTGGTAATAAAGCTTGTAATTTGTATTCGACAATTATAGGTGGTAATAGTAATACAGCTAGTGGTGAGTATAATTCATTTGTAGGTATCGGTTTTTGTAATACAGCTAGTGCTAGATATTCCACCGTAATCAACGGTACATGTAATACAGCTAGTAGTTGTTATTCTACTATAATTGGTGGTAGATTCAATACAGCCAGTGGAAGTTATTCCACAGCGTCTGGCTACTGTAATACAGCTAGTGCTAGTTATTCTACTATACTAAATGGAAATAATAATTGTATTTGTAATACAGCTGCTTGCTCGTCTATTATTGCTGGTGGTAATATAACTGCTCTATCAGCTAATACAGCATACGCTCCTACACTAGCTCTTACTAATGTTCCTACTTCTTCTGTAGGTTTAGGTAGTGGCTTTATATGGAGAAGTACTATTACCAATCAACTCTTTATTGTACCTTAATAAAATAAATCTAATAAAAAAGGCTTAGTAAATTAATACTAAGCCTTTTTTTATTTTAAGAATTAAGAGATATCAATGATAACCAAGTGTTACCAATCTTCTGATTTCAGGCCAGCTATTATCAAATGAATTAGCTGATAACTGTTGTGCTGTTGCTAACGCACTTGCTGTTAAGCATGTAAATACTGATGAAGATTCATCAGTATATAACACAGCAAATTGACGGGTGTTATGTGCAGCGTCTACTCTGAATGTTAAGCCTGTTGCAGCAGATAGTGTTGCAAAGCTACCTGTACCGGAAGCTGGTGAGACTGCAGATGATAAGAGGGTACTAAAGAGTACACCTTGAACTACCTTTGTACTAAGTGTACCAATACCAGTACCGCTTGTTAGAAGTTCGACTGTCTTATACGTACCTGTACCAGAAAGTGACCAGTTAAGATTCGCAGGTTTATCTGTAGCTGCTGATAATGCCTGGTTAGTAAAGTTAATGAGTAATGCCATACTAATATTTATGGTTAAATGTTAATTTTCCTATTAAAACAGTTTATTTTAGTACATTAATTCGTGAAGGTTATTTTAAGATAAAGAAACGAAACGCAAACACTAAACATAATTTTCCTGCTTTGACTGGGTTTATTTTAGTACAAAAGTGAACCGTAGGGATCTTCGGTTCCCTACGGTTCTTAGTTTGTTTGTGATTCCCTTTAGAGATCAGCTAACTAGTTGTATATCAAAAATATACACTTTGATTTGCTGGCGAGAACGCAATACCAAGACCCTGAACAATTACAACGTGGTAATAAAGATTAGCACCGAAGATATTATCAACGACACCATAGCGTGTAAGCAAGCCTACGCGTGGAGCGAAGTCATTCGGTCCGATTGTTCTTTGTACCATGATAGGAATGTATGGGCAGTAAATGATACCTGTATCATAGAATTCAGAACCCTTATAACCAAGCAACGCATACTCAATACCACCAGAAGGTGCATTTGAATAAGCAGGAGATGTGGTATATTGTGCGGAGTTTTGAACTTCTGTACGTGTATCACGGTAAACTGCGAATCTTCCACCAACTGAACCTACCTTAGCAATACCAACTGGTTGTGTTGAGACGTCACCTTGAACAGGTACCCACTGGAATTCAGGGAGCATTTCAAGAATGGCGCAAACACGTGGTGTTGCAACGATGAAGTTAGCAGCGCCGCGACGGTTACGTACAGCGATTCTGTTTGCTTCAATGATAAGCTTTTGATAGAAGTCTCTATTTCTCTCAACGAGCCAGCGGCCGTCAGCAGAAGCAGGGGACCAGAACGAATATGAACCACCGTTAAGGGCGGATTGGATCATTCTCATGATCATTTCACGGTCGATTTCAGCTTGGATCTCATACGACATAGCGTTTGTGATTTCAGCATCGATATCGATACCATTCATATTCTTAAGGTCTTGCTCAAGTTCAACGGACCAACGTGCGCCAAGTCTACGAGTACCAGCTTCAACAGCTGTCTTCTCAAACTTGACTTCGATTTGCGGGATGTTACCAGTGATTTCAAACGCTGATAAGATGTTGGCTACGCCGCGATCTTGATCTGCGAATGTCCAGGCAGCGTTACCACTAAGTCTAGACGAGCTAGAGCCAGTGAAACGTGTGTCAAGATACTGATAGCCGAGTTCATTAGTACTTGCAGCGTTACCGCTATATTGAGCACCATTGTTGCCTGGATAGTTACCACCACCACCTGTTGCTTGCGAGCTGCCATCAACACCGGAACCGAGGTTCTGTGATTGATAAGCATAACGAAGCGCGAAGGCGAGGCCAACTGGGCCAGACATCGGTTGAACACCAACAATCTCGTTAGAGATAAGTTCTGGGAATGTACGACGGATCATTGGGATAAGGATCTTTGGTAAACGAGCATCTCCCTGAGCATAAGAGTCAGTGGAGTTAACTTGTGAATTACCATTGAAACTTCCAACACCTGCATTAGCACCAAAAACACCACCGCTATTAGCGTTGGATTCTTGGAAGCACCATGCTTCTTGGTTTTCAAGTAGCATAGCTGTATTAAGGCGAGTGTTTTCGTTTCTTATCTCAGCAACGGAATCGGATTTAAAATCAAGAATTGGTGCCCACTTCTCAAGAAGTTGGTCAGCTCTGTTTTTATCTACGAATGATTGTGTAGGACGTATATTTCTCATAATTTATATTAGTTTTTCCTTTCGATTAACTCAGGTCACTTAGATGGACCTCATTGTTCAGGGTGAAAAATTCTTTTCTATTCTTATTTATACTTCTGCATCTCTGAAAGATACGGATTACCTGAAATAGTTTCTTTTATTTGTGTTGACTCTCTAAGAACAGGAGCGTCAGCTTTTACTTTACGTGCGCTGAATGCTTCTTCTCTAAGAATGTCAATATTTTCTTTTTCCTTCTTGTCGAATAATCTAAGAGTATAGTCGAAGTTTTCTTCGATGAACTTAGGTGTTTTATCACTAAGAACTCTTTTGATATATTCTTTCTTCTTATCAGAAAGACCGTTAGTCTTTGTTTCGATTAAAAGAGAAGCCTTTGTCTTAAAGTAGCTTTCTTTAACGAGAGCATTTTCTTTAGAAAGTTTTTCAACTTGTTGTGTAAGAGCATCAATTTGATTCTTACCATCAACAACAGCACCTTGTACTGACTCACTCATAAGAGCTGAATCAATAGCTAATACCTTACGGAGATTACCGAGAACTTCTCTTGCTGTTCTATTCTTAGTTGCCTCAGCAATTGCTTCAGCAGGAATAGCCTCATCAAGGAATTCTTCAAGATAATTGGAAATAGCTTCTGTAAGAGTAGACTTAAATTGTTTAGCTTCTGTGGTAAGCTCACGCTCATACTTTTTGACAATTTTAACAAGCTTCCCAGCATTGTTTTTATCAACAGCTTCTACAACTCTTTTTAATTTAGTTGTGTGGTCTTTGTCAATAGCAGAGATAAGTTGTTCAAGTTTCTTCGAGTATAGATCATCCTGTTCAGTAAGAGCAGCTTCAACAGTTAATTGAAGTTTCTTGCTGAAGGCATTTTCAATAACTTGAAGGGATTCTTCTGTGAGAATCTCTGTTGCTTCGTCCGGTAGTATGTTCGTAACTTTCATATTAGAAGAGTGGTTCGTTTAAGGATGCGCTAATTCTTTGTTGAAGTTTATCTTCAATTACACCTTGTAAATATTTATTAGCTTGAGCGTAGTTTTTCGAAGAAATTGCATTAATAAACTCTACAATACCTGTAGATTCAGTAAGTTTTTCTTCTTTCCCTTTTTTAGCAAAAGGATTACCTTTAGCCTTAGGCTTTGCAGCGCCTTTTGTTTCCTTATCTTTACCCATTTTCTTGGCTAACCAAGGTGGCATAGGTTTCTTTTTTGTAGATTTTTTAGCTTGCTTCTTTGCCATACTATTATTTATATAGATTGTATGAATTTTAGGATTTGTTCTCTTAAGAAAAATTCCATATCTTTTCTTGGAAGCTTGGAAATTGACTTTTCAAAGTTTTCGTATACTTCTTCATATTTGCCATTAACAGCAACAACCCACTGCTTGGATTCTAAGATACCATTAACAAAAGCTTTTGGAAACGATGGATCAGCGACACAGTCAACAGCTACCAGTTTAAGATTTCTAACAGTGTTATGTGATGAGCCTTCCTCAAGTGTGCCGAGTGCTCTAGAGGACATACCAACCTTAACCCCATCGTTAATAAGTGACTTAACAATTAAACCACATGGAGTAGAAAGTACTTTCGATTTACCGTAGAACACATTATTGTCTTCATACATTTCCGTAACAATATGGCAAGCACGCTCAAGATCAACGTCAGCAGTCGTTGGGTGGTTAAGCTCTCCCATAGCTCTCCCTGGGGTAATCATTTCTTCTGTATACCTCTTAACTTCTTGTCTTAACTCGTCAATTGGATATAGGCGTTTGTTTTTATTAACGCCCTCAGCCATCATATATGGACCCTTAATAAAAAGAGTAGAAGGAGCGTTTCTGTTACTTTCTTCAACAACGTATTCAAACTGATCCTCTAACGCTGGTTTTTCTACTAATAGGTTAAGCTTTAATGCCATAATTATATTTATGTAAGTTGTATATAAATCTATTTAATTAAGATGCTTTTCAGTAAGTATTAGGAATTCAAAGCCTTTTTTCTTACAAAGTTCGCGTGCTGCTTCCCATTTTGCGGAATTTATTATCCATGCTGATTGCTCGTATAGTAAATGTTCTTTCTTTTTATAATTTGTCTTTGGTGGTTGTGTTTGTTTAGAAGGTTTAATTTCAATTAAATAATTTTTAATTATATTACCTTCACGTATAACTACAAAGTTATCTACGTAGTACTTATGAACTCTGCCATCAAGCGGACTTATATAAGGTATCACTACATTTTCAGATCCCCACTTTATTACATTAGAGTTATTATCGCAAAAGCGCATAAATTTAAGTTCAAGTCCAGATCTATAATTTGCATATGTACCTATAAACTTACTCTTGTTAATAGGTATAAATTTTCCCTGCCTATATTTAGAACTCATCCTAAGAAAAACATTGGTGGATCTGAATCTCCAAAACCAGCAGAAGCGCCTGTTGTTAACATATCCTCTAGCTCTTTCTTTTTGGTAGTACCTTCGTTAAGTAGATCATAGTTAAGTGTACCTCCTCCAAGTAATGAAACATTACTAAACTTACCTCTCACTCTACCTATAACAATCATAGTCAAAGCTAAAGCGTATTCATATACCCACTGCTCTTTAACTAAGTCTCTTAACGGTCTTTCAAGCCAGCAAGCTATTACCCCGTAAAACTTACTTGAACCAGGTTGCGGATACATTTGTAAGTATTGTGTTCTTGGATCAAATTTAAGATCGCGTTTTGTTGCTAACATCTTCTCCCGCGTCTTCATCCATTCTTTAGTTGTATACCACGATACAAGGTCGAATCCATAATTACCTAAAGCATAACTAAAGTATGTTTGTTGTGCGAGTGTTTGTTCGAGTGTAAATAAAGAGTTAATACCTTGATTAGAACCTTCTTCAAAATCATCTACAGATACAACCTTTCTATAATCCATTAAATCATAGTCAAATACATTAGAGTATTGTGTTGCTGTAGCAGGTTGCGATTGTAGTGAAACCTTATTAGATATAGATTGTCTAAATATACTAGTAAGTATTGGACTATAAGTAGTTATTGTAGTATATAAAGACTGATCAACTATTTCAAATTCAGTTAGCCCAGATGTAAATAAACTAGATAAAGAAGATGAACCTGCAAATACAGAAGAATTAATAGCTGATGTAGCTACATATACTGTAGCAGGTGTCTCAACAGTGAAGTCAGCATCTGGTCTCACAGAAGTATTAGCTATTTTTTGCGCATCTGTTAGACCACCTCTCGCAAGTGTAAATAAATGATCTAGTCTTATACCTCTATTTTTCTCATATAGAGCAGAATCAAAAATTAAGTATTCCTGTGTAAATCCTGCAAACTTTGAAAAGTATTCACAAGCAATTTGTATGTTTTGAAATAATTGATCTTGATGAACTTCAAGTGTAATAAGCGGGTAACCAAGTGATCGCTTTATACGATCTGATAAATCCGAAAATGTGTCCATTTTACTATTTACACTTGTAGATTGAAAAGCTGATACAGGTAATACTTCACATGCGAGTGCCATATAAGTATTTATCTATTACGCAGCTGGAGGAGGTGTTTCTGCAGCTGGAGCGCCACCTGCTAGCGGTACTTCACCACCTGCTGGTGCTCCACCACCTGCTGGTGCTCCACCAATAGATGCTTCACCACCTCCAAACGCTGGTGGCATACCGCCGCTCATACCACCCATTTCACCAGCACCTGCTTCAGCAGCACCTGCATCTGTAACATCAGCAGCAATTATTTGCTCTCTCCAGGCAGGTCCGAGAGTAGTAATTTGTTGCAATTCCCATTGAAGTTCGGCATCCTTACGTAAAAACTCTCTGTTAGCAAGAATATCTTTATCTTTCCAGTCAAGATATTTCTTTTGTGCATATGTTTTAGAAACGAACTCATTTGACGCTACAGCGTTAAAGCTAGCAGCACGTTGTTCGATTCTTTGGTTTTCACGCATTTCATAGAAGTTTGTTGGAACGTTAAATTCTATACTTAAATTTCCATCTGTAAGATCAAGTTTTTCCCATATACCCTTTAACTGAAGATGTGTTATAAATCCTCTTTTAATACCAGCAGCAAATCGTTGCTGCTGTCTAATAATAAATCGTGCCATCTTAAGCTCCTCTCTTAAGATTTCTGCACCATCTCTAAATGCATCAGCAGGATCAAGTCTTGATGTAGGTACTTTTAATGAACGATAAAGCTTCTTAATAAAGTACATTAAGTCAGTTAACTCGCCTAGATTCTGACCACCTTGAAGTTGACTTACACTTGAACCTTCTGATCCTTGTCTTTTTGGAAACCAGAAAGCATCAAGCATCGACTGCGGATTAAACTTTTTAACTACATCTCCTTGATCAACATCGAATGTTTTACTCGACCAGTAGTTAGCAATAAGCTTTTTAAGGTATGCTTCGGCTTTTGGTGCTGCCATATTACCTACATCAACGTTGAATATAAGACGTTCTGGTGCTCTTACTAATCTATAGATAACAATAGCATCTTCAATAAGTGACAACTGCCTATATGCACGTCTAGCATTTTCTAAAAATGGTAGAATCATTGTTTTTGACTCACTCATTACACCAGAGTTAATATAAACAACTTGGTTTTGATCTAGTGGTATATGTTCTACCTTTTCTTGTTTATTTGGATGTCTTGGATCAAAAATAGGCTTTCTATATATAAAGCCCTTCACCATCATATTCTGAATATTATTATATACCGGATCAATTAACTCACCTGGTAAGTTGATTGCACCTAGTACACCTTCTTGAACGTAATCTTTATGAATAATAAGTTCAAAAAACAATTCACCTTCAATTAATAGTTGTCTAAAGTATTGCCAACCCTTATTTTTAAAATCGAAGTACTCAGCAAATTTATTAAATTCTTCATCTAAGCTCGTTTTATCTTTTGAGCTTAAATCTACGTGTCTCATACTAAGAGTCAACTCACATCCATTTTCATCTGTGTTAATTGTCTCATCACAAATTTCATCTAATGCATCTGCAACATCTGAGTATGCAGCCATAACTCTATAGTCTCGTAATCTAGCGCCTTTATTCTCTTGAATATTAGCATACATTACCTGACCAAAAGAAGAATCTTTACCTATAGAACCAATAGGTAAGTTATTATATTCATTAGAGAGAGAAACGGAATTTTTAGCTAATGCCTCCGTTCTACGTAATCCAGCATCAGCGAATACCTTATACTTAGGATTTAACTGGTTATTATCTGTATCGATAATATTAGCGTAGGGTAATTTATTTTGAATAAATGTTGCTAACCCCCTACCAAAAGTTGACGAACGACCGTCATTACCTGTATAGTTTTTATTCTGATTTGAAGTTGTATCGCCAGCCATCTACAACTTATTTATTCAGGTGTTCGTAAAAGTAAAGTTATTTATATCGTAAGATGAGCCCCAACCTGCATCGTTATTAACTATAATATTAAAATCACTTGAACCTGTTAAAGGCGGTAAAGAAATAGTCATTATATTATCTGTAAGTATGTTATATGATAATGCACTAATTATATACCCTGTAGTAGTACCAGTATAACGTGATGCAATACTTGTTAGTGTACCTACAAGTGTTTTATTTGTACTCAGTATTACAGCTGTAGTATGGTTAAAATTACTACCATATATAAAAAAGTTATTAATAAACTTATTATTTATTTTAAAGTTAGTACTCACCTCGTGTAGTTTACCTTCTCCAGATAAATTATAATATATATTTGTAAACGTAGGTATAGCAGATATACTAACTGTTTCAACCTCTGGAATGCTAGAAGCAGTTGTAGAGAGTGTGTTATAATTAAAATTATAATCGTCTATGTTTATAATTAACCCTTTATCTACAGGTATAAAGTTTGTATCAATAAAATAAATAGGTGCAGATAAATCATTTTGATTTTTAAATAACCAACCTTTAATAGTAAATGATGTATCTGCAACTATTCTAAACTTTTCAGAGTATGTTGTATCTGTAGGTTCAGTTAAACTTATATTACCTCCCCATAATACCTCTGATCGTATTTCTACAACCTGACGAGGATTAACAGCAGGCTCCTTCCATGAAAGAATTATGTATGGGTTATTATATGGTATAAAGTTAGATAATATTTGATCCATATCCTGCATATATCTAGCTAATATAGACATATTAACTTCAATATTAATAGGGACTGGCATCTTAATATTACTATTATTCGTCTCACTCAACGGATTATAGATACTATCAAGCTTATTAAAGACTCTTGTTGTATCCCTTGAGATACCAGTAACATTAACAGCAACAACGGGTAATGTTAAATTTTGTGCTTTATTAACAATATCATACATTACCCGTTGTTTAGGAGCTAAAACATAACGAACCTCAACGTCTTCTTTTGCATTTCTATCTTTGTCATAACGCTTTATAACAACATCATCGAAAGCCGCAATAAATTGCGTAAGTAGATCCTTTATTTCAAAATTGTAAGTATAATCTTTGATAATATTATTTAGTCTAGACAAATCTATCTAAAAAGTATTTCGGAATCTTATGTTTATACTTAACAATATTTTCTACAATTGCGGCATCAAGAATATACGTAATGCAGTGGTCCTTATTAGATCTAACACCACGTCCACATGATTGAATAAGCGAACTAAGCATTTTATTTGTATACCAGCTAAAGTCTACCTTCATCATTCTTTCTACTCGTTTATCATTAGTAGGTAGATATGGTGCCTTAATAATAATCTGAAAACGTGCTAAATCGTCTTTTAAATCTACACCATGAGACATAGATGGTGAAGCCATAATTGTTGGCTTATCTGAATTAAAATGCTTATCTAAAATTTCTTCATTTCGTACACCTGGTTCACGATATAAAATACGAGAACACTTAAGATTATCTTGAAGATATTTTGTAATAGTATTTGTCTGCGTATGAATAAGTCCCTTATCATTTTCATGGTGCTTACAGATCTGCTCGATCTGACTTACAATTTTAGGTAAATTAGCCTGCATATTACTATAGTTTAACTTTACTTTTGTATTGGCATAAATTGGAGCTTTATTAGGATCAAAAGTAGACTCTGCTTCAATATATTTAAACTTATCAATCCCTAAGGTTTTACAAAAATTTGCAGGGTCAATAATTGTAGCTGACATAAGAATTACTTTATCAGCATACTCAAACAAATACCTAGATAGTTTATCTACCTTAAGAGGCATAAAATTAATTCCCTTTGCAACTCGTTCAAAAAGATACTCACTATCATGCCATGTATCTACAATAGCTCGTAACTTACTATGAATGTTTAGTAGTAAAATTACTTCATTCTTCCGTTCGTTTAAAGCAGCAGGAGTACGTTTTGCACTTTTATTTGTAATTTCCTCACGTAACTCCTCGACGCGTTCCTCAATATCTTGACATAGAGTATTAACCCACTTACCAACCTTACCGTAATCTGTATCACTTGGAAACGGACGGATGATTACCATTGACTTTTTAAGAAAATCATAATTAACCTGACATGAAAATTCCTTAACAAGTTGATCTTCTAATTCAGAAGCTTCATCACAAATAAGATACTGCTTACGTTTTACGTGCGCTGGTAACGCAAAGAACATATTATAGTTTAGTGTAGCAAACTTAGATGTAAGAGCTTTGTTTCTTGCATTATAGTATGGACAGCTATTCTTCTTCCAGCAGTCCTCTTTTAAGCTCTTAATATGTACACACGGTGCACTCTCAACTGTGAAGTTATTATCATAACTGCATTGATAGTTTGACTTACCTTTGAGAACATCTACATCATCAAATAATTCTTTATATTGATCTTGTAGAGCCTTTGTAATTGTAAGAGCAAAAGCACCAAACGGTTTTTCATCCTCAGCTTCATTTTGATAACCTCCAACGTTATTATGCTTATAGATTTGATATGAATTTACAAGATCAATATAATCTTCTGAAGGCTCTTTTGAATCATTACCTAATGTTTTAGATATAAATGATTTACCTGACCCTGTCGGTGCACTGCACACTACAAACTTATAACCATCATCAAACGCTTGCTCAATATTTTTAATCAGTTTAACTTGAGACTTATTCGGAGTAAACGGTTCCGGAAATTTTTGTAATAACCCATTAAGCATATATTACTATTATATGCTAGTTCCCTCTCAATTAATAGGTATAATGTTGACAACATTATCGTAAATTTTATGAGAAGAAGTTGTCTTACATGTTTTTAGTCTGCCTATTACTGGCTGTGTATTATTACATAAAGAGCTTACTCTATAGTTTAAAGTACATATACCATTATCACCATAATTCATTAAAAAAGGATACGGTAGCTCTAAAACTTTACTTTCTCCTTTATCTGTCTCTATATAGAACTTTATAAAATATTGCTTTACATTAAAAAGTTTTAATTTTCCTGTCTTTAATACTTTATTATCACACTTAAAGGTAACTTTAGACTGAAGAAAGTTTTGTAAAATTTTATTGTAAATTTCAAGTGTCATGAGTTCATAAAGTTAATTTTTTGGTCTACTGACATAGGAAGAATTTCAGCATTGAATATTTTCCAAAATTTATCATTTGCAGGCATCTCTCTTATAACATCTACTTGATCAGCAGATACAACGCGATAATTTTGCATTAATAAATCCCATACAACACACGTATTAGTAATAGCTTCATTAAGCTGTTTTCCGTGTTTAGGTGGTGTATAATTTAAGACAATTTTACCGTTGGTTGAGTTTAATAACTCAAAAGATTTTGTACAGATCATTCTACGAGTCGCTGGTTTTCCAGCAACAGGAATACGTCTTGTAAATCTTAAATCGAGAACATTACCTAACAGTAATGTTTCAAGCGTCTGTTGTGGTACTATCATTTATTTCTTTTGCTTTACAAATACCAAAAATTCTACTCTCATTTAAAAATACACCATTACCTACAATACCGTGATCTTTAATAGCCATATTAGCAACCGTAATACCTAAGTTACTAGGGAATAGCACAATATCTCCTACCTTAGTATACTTTACATCTGGCCCAGCAAGAATAACTTTAGCTTTTCTCCATGCTTTTGTTATTGTATTAGTAGGAATATAAATTCCATTTCTAAGTATACCATCACCATCTGCAGTCATATCGACATATTCAACGAGAATAATATCATCTAAGATGAAAGTTAGTTCTAAATCTTCTAACCCGAAATCTCCATCTGAATGTGAAGATAAGTCAATAAGACTTTTCATTGGTGCTAGCGTATCGATGCTTCTTGATGCCATATAGTTAATTAGGTAGTGTCTTAATAAAGTCCAGGTATATACTTACCTCACGTTGCGATATCATTTGATTGCGTGCAAGAATAGGAATATTTATATCTTCCTTTTCTTCCTTCTCTTTTTTCTTTTTTACATACGCAATTTTTTTATACTTACTTGTAGGTAGTAAGTGATGGTATAGTTTGTAGTGTTCGTTCTTATCATCAAATAAGCCTGTAAATCTATTAAACGTTTCGTTTACAAATACAGCTTGTGATTTATCGTAAAAAGAAATCCATCTATTTAGCATATAAGGAACAAACGCTTGAAGACCTTCATAGTCGAGATCTTCAGCGTTTGTCTTTTTACTAAAAACTAATTTTCTTAGTAAATCAAAGAAGTTCATACAATAATCTTACTAGTCGCGATTTGAATGTCCTTAACTTCATTATTAAAGTAGTTTACTACCTTAGCAATAAATACTTCAATTTGATCATCATTAAGATTAGAGCTATATGCAAATCCTGGTGCTTTTTTACCTGCATTAACGTTAATACCTGTATGACCAATTGCTACATTATCCTTAGAGTATGTAATAGATACACTAACCTTACCTACTTCACGTTCCGTCTTATCAGAGCCAAGAAATGTGTCATGAACCATAAGATCATCACCCTTCATTTGAATAGGTCTTTGAATAATATGAGATAGTACATTTGCAATTGCTGTATTAAGAAGTCGTTGAAAAGCTACAGCACCAATAGGGCACAAGTTAGGAATCTCCCAGCAGAAATTAATAGCATCATCACTAAAGATATAATCCTTAGTAAGAGAATCTTCAAGATCAATTAGGTTATCACTTACAAACATTGGAGCTCTAAAAGCAACAATGTTACCGTAAGGTGATACTTCCTTATTAAAGAAGCGGTATGCAAAGCGGGAGTGAATTAGTGAACCGTCATATATATGTTGTTGAGCAATCATATAGTTATTATAGTATAGAGTTAATATTTTTCAACTTTAACATTACCTGTTTTATCGCCATCCACATATCCAGATAAGTATAGGTTGCTAATCTTCCAGCAAATATTACATTATTTTCTTCTTCAGCTAATTTTTTATACTTGCTATACATTTCCATACCTTCCCCAAACGGTATAGAATAAAACGGTATATCTCCTTCTTCATATTGTTTAGGATATTCTTCTGTTATCACTGTTAGTCCTTTATGATTTTCAGTGAAATAACTATGATCATACTTTCTGGTATAATCTACTTCCTTATTGTTCTGATTAATAATGAAGGTATCTTGCTTATCCTTTGTGATATGATGTCTAAACTCTAATGATCTGTAAGGCAATTGACCGAAAGTATAATCAAAATACTCATCAATCTTACCTGTATAAACAACTAAGTCTGTTTTTTCTTTCTTCCAATCGTTTTTATCACAGTTTGTATTGACTTTAATACCTTCTAGCATTTTAGTCATCATTACTGTGTAGCCATGTTTTGGAATACATTGATACTTCTGACCTTCAAACCAAGTAGGGTCTTCTGAATCTTTTGTCTTTGGTATCCTATTAGTAATAGACTTAGGTATTTCATCAAAAGGAACACCCCATTGTTTTTCTGAATAATCTTTAAAGATATACTCCATGATTTCTTCTTGTGATAATTCTCTACCAATTTCAGAAATAGTCTTTTTACTGTAAGGCAATGATATTAGACCTAGTCTGGAATTACCTTTAGGTTGTAATTTAAATGGAAGCCATTCTGTATAGTTACTTAAAAAATTATAGACTTCATCATCATCTGTATGAAAGATATGAGGTCCATAACTATGTAACATGGTTCCGTTAACGTTAGAATCATAACAATTACCCCCAATATGATTTCTTGTCTCAAAAACTTCTACTTCATATCCCTTTCTCCTTAAGAGAATTGCAGCAGTAATTCCGGATAACCCACTACCTATAATAACAGCTTTCATATTATATAAGTTCTATTAAACATATGCCTCTATCATCAACTTTATCTGATATTGCTGATATTTTATATTCAGGATTATTAGCTATAAAATCTACAATAACAGGTTGTACAATATCATGTATCATATAATAGTCATCTACACAAATAATAGGAATATTGAGTCGTTTACAGTTATTTAAATCAGCAGTAATGGTAGGTATATCATGACCACCATCAATCCACGCAAAATTAATTTGTGGTGTATTAGTTAGAGATGTTAGAGTAATTTTACTATCACCTTCAATAAATTTAATATAATTATTAAATTCTGTATTTAAAAAATCTGTGCATTTCTGAGCTCGATTATCATCTACCCCATTCATACCGAATGTAATTACTTGTACATTCGGTAGTACACATTTTATAAAATAACAAAAAAGACCAGATTCGGTACCAGTTTCAAGGACATAATCTATATTTTTGTTCTGAACCGCTCTTGTAATAAAGCTTAATTGCTCGTGCATACCCTCTGTATTAGGGTTATATAATAATGCACCTGGACCGAAAGCGCCGAGATTGCAGAAACTTTTTAAAGTATCAATTATATTATTATTGTATGTATTAATCATAAAATAGAATTTGTAAATTTAAGCATACCCTGTATTTCATTCTTTACATGGTAATTATTACGTGTGAAGTTATAGCATTGCTCACTATTAAAATTATTATTTTTAATAGACTCAACTAATTCATCTATATTATCTGAACAAAAGCCAATATTAGGGTGACCGACTTGCTCAGGTACAGAACCGTAATTAGAACCAATAACAGGTGTACCTTTTGAAAGAGCTTCTAACCCCGTTCTACCAAATGCTTCTGGAATTCTACTAAGCATTGCAAATAGCTTTGCTTTTTTAAATGCCTCGCGGTGCGTATGATCTCTATTTAACTTACCTCTAAAATCAAAATTAGGTAATTCTTTTGATACATTAACTAGGTAGTTTGCAATTTCATCGTTACCCGTACCGTACGCGACAAACTTCTCCTCTGGTAGCCTTCTCGCCAATTCTATAAATGTATCTAAACCTTTACTCTCCAAGCCCCAATTTAAACCAGCTACCCATAAAATATAATCTTCTTTATTAGGTTCAAAATCGTATTCATAATCATCTAATCCGGAATGACACCAAAAGCTTTTTGACTTAACATCTTTTATAGTTTGATTATTTTCAGAGTCTTGAAAAACAAAATCGTAAAGAAATTTAGATACAAAACGATAGTAGACATTCTCTTTAAAAATATATTTACCATCAACCCACGGTCCGCTATCATGTATAGTGGCTATAATAGGTATCCCTAGTTCGTACAAGCCTTTGACAGACCAATCACCTTGTGACCAAATTACATCAGGTTTAACGGGCGCATTACCTATCATTTGCTTTACCTCTAAAGCAAAATTAATAGGATGTACCCCTGACTGACTGCAACCTATATAATTAGCTTCAATAATATTGAAGCTATATTGTTCTGTAATTTCACGATTTTCAAAAATCTTAGGTACTATAACACTAAACTTAACTTCATCTTTAAAGTGTGTATTTAAACCTGTACAAAGATGCTCCACACACGATTCTATACCACCGTAATCGATAATAGGGAAGTGTTGAAGGTTACAGCTTCCCAACACGCAAACTTTTAATTTATTTCGTACTTCATTAACCGGCATTAATATATTTAACTCTGTGTTTCCAATAATCAATTGATAACTTTTCGTAATTACACGGTAGCTTTATAAACGTATCGAGTAATTCTTGTGTGACATCGTTATAACTATTAACCTGTAATATAGGTAAATCACGCCATTTATCATATATATTATTCTTGATTACAATTGGTATGCTACCTACATAAAGAGCTTCCCACGTTCTATGACAATCAATACCATTACCTGGAGGCGATATAACAAATTTATGTTGTGATATTCGTTCTATATATTCGTTAAAGTTAATATTAGAGTCATGTGTAATATTAATATTATTAACTTTAAGTGATTCAGTTATTTTATTACGTTCAATATTTGTAATATTCCAGTTACAATATACGTTTAGTTTTTTATCGTTATTATATAGTCTATTAATATTATATGCAAACCATTCTGTCATATACTGAGGTTCAAAATAACAACCTTTATGTGTTTTAAGACCTAAAGGTATTGCAATTAAATCAGGATGACTATAAGTAGGATTTATTGCATACCATTTTTTAATACACTTCGGTTTTAAGCAAAATAATTTTTTATCGATAGGATAATCAGAATGATGTGTAACAATATTATATTGATGTGGTGAATTTTTAATTATATCAAACAGCTGCGGTATAAAATCTGTTTTGCAAAAAATAACACCGCTATGTTCAAAAAACTCCTGTGTTACTAATTTACCATCATGTGGTGAAAATACAAAATTACAACACTGCTCGTAGTTTGCAGCATTGAGAATATTATCAATATAAAAGATTTTGCTCATTTAAAAACAACTAAGCCTGTACCACTCCAATGACCTTTTGACGTAATGTCATATTTTTCTTCTGTTATGTTAGCCCAAAACGATTTCATCTCTTCGTTTAAATGTATATCATCTAACATTAGTAAGCCTTTCCATTTAGTTTCTTTTAGAAAATTATAAAAAATATTTTCGTAAGTACCATCATGATCTACATCTAAAAATATAAACGGTGTTGATGTTATATCTGTATCTTTAGTTGAATCCCCTAAAATAAACTCAACATTATCCAGTGTAGGGTTAGTAGGCATTACTTGAATAATGTCATACGACTTAAGCTTATTATTTTTATTAAATGATAAAGCTACAGCTGATCTACATGCATTTGTACCGATATCAAAAAGTGTTACGTCGTTGAACAATGTAGATGTATAAATTAAAAGCCTGTAATGCTCTCTACCACTATTACCATGATAACACGATATATCAAAATGCATATCATGCCCATTAACATTTGAGGTATCAAGTTGATCGAGCTCTTGATTAGTTACATTTAGTATTTGCTGTATTTGTTCGTTCATAAATTTAAATTGTTGCAACACCAGTACCGTTCATAGCCATGTGTTGATGCTGATAGGAATCCCAGTCATGTATTACATTTAATTGTTTAAGAGGTAAACCTTGCGAGACAAGATAGAATCCCCACATACGCTCCACTATACCGCATATTCTATGAGGGCAGTGATTCATAATACCCCATACATTATTTTTGAGAATAGATTCTATTTGAGTACCGTGAAAGTATAAAAATTCGCCAAACTTTAAGAATATATGTTTAGGTGTCACACTAAGTGATTCACTAATCCAACCATTATTCCAAGCTATATTAGGGTCAATATATACACCCATACTTTCACTCATAAATTCGCAAAGTTTGATTACTTCAAATAATGATAAGGATAGTTGCTCTCTCGGTCTTATCTTTTGATAAAAAATAATGTCACTGTTTATTGTGAGTTCTTTATGGATTTTATCGATTGAATTATCGTTAAATATAACATCATAATGCAACAATCCAACATGTGTTGTGTGTTCTATTAAGTGCTGATTTTTAAAAAGATGAACTATAGCACCATATTCATAAAATTGCTTTGTTTGGTAATCATACGAATTCCATGGAAGCTCCCACTCGTTAATTTGTTTTTGTATAAGAGTAGATATATTCTTTGTAATTTTCTTCTGAATATTATAGCATGTTACATGATTTAGTTCCTTCGGGTTAAGATTTTCTATAACCTTATCATACAGTCTATCATATGTAACAAGAAAAAAATCTACACGGCTCATAAACTCAAAAATATTTTATTAAATTGTTCCATAACTACTTTAGGTGAAAATTTATCTACTATAGATTTATAGTAGTTTTTTTCTTTACTATTAGTAGTAAGTTTAGTGAGTATATATGTTAGATCTTTTTCATTATTATACCATATACCTTTATCACCTAACATTTCAATATGATTTTTATCACTACCATTATTCCAACTAATAACTGGTTTATCATGATATAGAAATTCACAAATTGCTAAGCCAAAGCTTTCACCCATATTTCTTCCATGAATCATATAATCACAAGTATTAACAAAATCTGATTTATGTTGCATATTATATGTACCTTGAATGTGAACAACATTTTTATGCTTAACACCAAAGGGTCTTGTATTCATAAACAAAAAATATAAGTTATCTCTTTGACTTAGTGCGTTAAATATAGCGTTATAAACGAAAGGTAGATCGAACTCGGAATAGCCACCATGTCGTCCAATAACAATAGCGTCATTAGGTATACCTAATTTATCTCTATAACTTTTTGTAGCGTCAGGCATATCAACCATATAAGGTACATAGCTACCTGACATACCCATTTCATTAGCTAACCACTCTGAGATATATGCATAAGCATCACCATGCTCGTCTCTATGTTGAAAGACAGCATGTATTAGAGATTTCGTACCTGGTATTTCTCTACCATCTCTATCTCCAGCTTTTACATAATATACATATTCAATACCTTTTTTAGCTGTAAAAGCGTAATTATCTTCAAACTTATCGTAAAGAAAAACTTCAAATCTATTTTTAAATTTATCTAAAGCTGAGAGATCCGAGTTAGCATTAGATATAATATATGATTTATTACCTAATATCTCTTCATTATAGAGAGCGTAGTCATACATTGCTACGTTAGTACCTCGTACGTTTAACTCGTTAGAGTGAAATGCTATTACTTTCATTATTTTATAACTTTAATACAGAAAGAAGGGCACCCGTCTTCAGTAACGTATTCAATTGTTTGATTATAATCTCTGCAGAATCTATTTACAGCAATTTCAATTTGATGGTGATAGTCATGTCCCATCAGTAACCCATTGTTCTTAATTTTTGCAAACGAATGTACCATGTCTGCATAAACTGCTTCCTCTGTATGATCACCATCAACATAAATTACATCAAAGAAATTATTGTTACAGCTTTCTAAAAAAGATACTGACTTTGCACGTATAACATGTATATTTGGCTTATCTTTTGTTTGCTGAAACAAACTCAAATAAACAGATTCCATATTACCGATTTCAACATAGTTGTTACCATCCTTATCACCAGATCCCCACTTACCTTCCCATATATCAACAAGATAAAGCTCTTTTGGTTGTGTTATTTTTAGAATATCTTTTGCGAACTCGCCTCTAAAGACGCCAATTTCCAAGATAGTTAGATTTTTTGGAATGAGTTCAAGTAATTCAGTGCGGGTGTTAAGTTTAGTCATTTTTAGTATTATAGTTTAGTTTTTATAAATTTCAATAAGCTGCTAGCTCTCTTATTAAATGTATGTTTTGTAGAAGCAAATTCATACCCGGTTTTTGCAACTTTAAGAACCGTTTCTTTATTATTCTCTAGATATTTTAATAGCTCAACAGCTTCTTCAATAGACCTATAATAAAAAACGTTTTCATTCTCTTTAAAGCCTAATTCATCATATTGTGTGTTATAGTTGGTTAATAAAGCTGTACTACATCCCATTGTCTCAAAACTTCTATAGTTTATATCATTAGCGATATTCTTATTAAATTGAATACAATAAGAATTAATAGCATTAATCATATCACTACCTCTTACATCAATATCTAGCTTTAATGGTACGTGTGATCCTACATAGTCGAAATAAGGTTTACGATTAACGAAATTACCACAAAACCCAACAAAGTATTTCTTTTCTACTGTATTAGGCTTAATAAACTCATCATCATAACAATTAGGAAACCACAAACTATCTTTATCAAGATAATCCTTTGTCGCTTGAAGAATATAATTATATTTTCCTTCGTTAAATACATCTTTATAGTAACTATAACCTCTTACATGACTATCAATAGCCCAGAGAAACTTTAGAGGTTTTGTAATATGGGATAAGCTTGGCATCCAACCAGTATCGTAATTTTCAAGATTGATAATCACATCATAATTATTATAGTCTGGTATAGTATTATAATTATCATGTCCAAGACCCCACACATCACAGTTAACACCGTTGTTAATTAAAGCACGTTGCATGCTATTACATTCTCTGAGATGCTTACTAATCTCATGTCGTCCGTTTTCTTGTATGATTAGAAATTTCATAAAGTACCTCTATGATGTAGAAAGAGTTGAGGGTAAGGTCTGTTAGTAATACTATTACCCCATTCTGATGGTTCAGGTAGAAGTGGTATTTTATACTTAACAGCCATTAATGATAGTATAGATTGATCGTGTCTATGATCTTTAAACTCGGGTAAATTGTCTTTTGTTATATTTGGTAAATCTGAAATTATATTATCATTCGAGCAGAAGTTCATATATTCTTCTAGGAATTTAATAGTATTAGATGTCTTTTTATAAAACTGATATGCACCATCTACTTGTGATGCATTGTAATATTCTTCTGAATCGCAATCCATTAAGACAAAACAATCACGCTTTGTCCATTCTCTATTTTTATGAGTAGTTTTTTGAAAATTACCGTCTCTATTATCAAATAATACTATTTCTTGTTCATTACATTTATTAAAAATATAATCTAAGTTATTAGTTACTAAATTACCACTATCTACATATCCCACTATATCTCCATCATTGAGTTTATTGAGAGCATCTAAGATAATAATAGGCTTCCATTGCCAATAACCGTAACCTCTCGTGCTAGTTATATCACTATATTTTTTTGCAAATTCCCAATCTCTACCTTTATCCGTATAGCTAATAACACCATTAAAACCGCCTTGTTTTGCACTATCGTTTAACTGTTGTTGTGATCTATACCATTTAGGATTAGTAGCGAATGATATTAGTATTTTCTTAGTCATGAATATTATTGATAGTTTTAAATTGGTTATAACCTCTATCACTGGAGTGTATATTTTGAGTAGAATGGCTATCATACCCTCGATGTACAAGACCGGATTTATCTAATATACTAAATTTAATATTTTTATAAAAGCAGTATATTGATAAAAATCTTTCTAAAAAGTGACCAGACATTTTATCGTTATCTATATGATTAAAAAAGTCTGTTGTAAATTCATCAGTTATATAATCCTTTAAAAATGGTGTTCTAAAAAACATATTGTTCGTTGTCATCCACATCTTATTGTTTGTAGTAAGTTCTTTAATATTTTTTTCTTTAAAATATGTAAATAGACCCGTCGTAAAATGACTTTTCTCAAAAATACCGGAATGTGTCTCCATACCTGTAATACCCCAGACATTAATATATGTATTATTAAGTCGTGGTGTTATATCGTCTATATTAAAATATTCTTCAATATCTGTATCGTATTCTAACAAGCATGTAAATTCGGAGTTATCTAATAGTTCGACATTATTAGCTAATACATACCAGCCTGTATAAGCTAGAAAATTATTTTTATGTTCAATATTATTGACTAATCTGTTGCATTGAATAATTTTATCTGAAGAATAATCTTCATCTGTATTACCTACTAACAGATAAGTGTAGTTAGGAAGCTTATTATACTTACCTACTTTTTCAAAAACATCTATAATATTGATATTATGTACAACTATAAAAAATTGAATTTTATCTTGCATTGAATTGTATAGTTTGTCTTTTTAAGAACGTTAATCTATCTTCGTTTTCATATAATTCGTTTTGTGAATATATTTCATCAAAACCTTCCTTTATTACAGAGTGGTGGTCATGCTTAATAATAACTTGATCGAAATATTTTTGCTTATCTAATATATTACCAACTTGTGTAAATTCCATATCACACCATAAAGATTTATATTCAGGATTATATATATAACCAAATCTATTGTAATATTTTTTGCCTAAAATGCAAAGAGTATTAAGCCTATCTTGTTGTACACCGTCATTAAACCAGACAATGCCATCAAAATCTGGAAAACTTTTACACATGCTTTCGATTATAATTAGATCATATCCTTTGACTACCGGTATCATATCATCTGATGCAAGTAATACAATTTGAAAATCGCGTTGTGAAACTCCTATATTAATAGCTTCAATTTTAGTTTTACTATCACCATATTCAATCTCTAAATTAGTGTATGTCTTAAATCTATCTCTTACAGAAAGATTATTCATTGATAGATCGTCATTATCACATGTAATTAAAAACTTAACATCACATTTACCTGATAGCAATTCGTAATATTTATCTAAAGTATTAAAAAATTTTTCTGTACGACCTCTTGTAGGAAATTTAATTAATAGTTTAGGTTCATTATATATAAACCTATCAGTTAGTTCAATATCTTTATATTGTTGTTTAATAGTTTGAAATGTTTTATATTTTTGTTCGTAAGCATCTATATAAGCAGTGTTATTATGTGTACCTCCAAAGTCTATACCAGTATCTTCTTTTGTACAGTCAAATTTATTTTTATACCAGCTCATACCTTCAAAATGAATATAATATTTACCATCAAGATCAACATTACCAATTTTAAGTCCGCATGATTTAATATCTTCTAAAAATGTAGATCCAATATCATATATCTTATTAGCTTTAAAACTAGCTTTCATTCTTACCTCATTAAAGAAAGTAATATTATGTTGATTAATTTTCTCAATATTAATAAAGCAGTGCCATGGATTAACTCTATTGTAGATCGACTTACCGCCGCGGTCACCTTCTACTTTACCCATCACCGCCAAATCCATATTTTTAAACTGCTGAAAAATATCATTATGATCTTTTAGAAAAATAACATCTGTATCAACTAGTAAAGCATATTTTGTTTTGCATAATTTTAATGCTTCATTAACGCCATTACCGTGACTCATATCAAAACGTGATATATGTGGTATTTTATATTTATTTAGTAAATTTTTTGTCTCATTATTTGTAGAGTTATCACAAATAACTAATCTTTGCGTTCTATTATGTATATACATCCACGACTTTAACATTGTTAGTGTTATATCTGGTGTGTTATACGAGCATGTAATTAACGTTAAATCGTCCATTTAGATTTAATAGTTTTTAAATTATTAATAACATCTTCTTTTGATGTATGAGGGCACATATTTGGATAAAATCCGTGTTGCTGTTTATAAATTTCTCTACCTGCATTTATATTCTTAAACCACTCTTCTTTATTATTTGATGTGGAACTATCATTAATAGCTTCATCAGGAATTTCAAGATAATTTACACTATTATGTATATCAGCAAACCACCAAAAAGGCGGATGACCATTATTTTTTATTATCCTAAAAGTATGGTCAACATGCTCCCAGGCATTTTTATATCTTTCATCATGTAACCCTACACTTTGTAATATATTCTTAGTAAAAAAACTAAACACACCAGCAACGTGCTCATACAAATCAATTGATATTTTATTATTATATTCAATTGTTAATTTAGGGTTAGGTTTTGAATTATTATCTAAAAGCTCCCTATTATGTAAATCATAATTAACTATTGTCTGCTTTCTATTAAAGGGGGTACCTGGGCCGAAGTTAAAATGCTGTATGCCTGTTGTTTTACTAGCATCGATGTAAGCAGTGAATATATCTGTATCCTTTATAATTGTATCATCTTCAATAATAAAAATATATTCACAACCTTTATCTAGCAAATATTGCATAGCTTTATTTTTTGACTTACCAACACCAAGATTAACTTCATTATCAATTAATTCTCCAAAACTTAAATCGAAATCTGTAATAGGTTTACCATCATTAATAATAACTAAATGATCTATTTTATTTTCGTGTTTATTAGGTAAAGTATTAAGTAATTTGTGTAGATAGTTTGGTCTATTGCAAGTAATAATACCTACACCGATTTTTTCTCTCTCGTTACTCATTACATTGTTAATTATATCACCTCTAATAAAAGATCAACTGTAATAAATACATATATGGCATGTACAGATAATACCGGTTCTTACGTAAATATAAAAGAATTACCTGAAATTAATGACGTTGTCTCAGGAGATTTTTTAATAATTGAAACACCTAGTGGTACAAATATATTAGATTTTAATAATTTTATTATTTCATTAGAAAATACTACATTTAGTGATACCATTTTAAGTAATACTGCTGATATTATTACACTAAGCTCTCAATATGCTACACTTAGTACTGACTTACAGACGCAAATAGATAGCAATACAGCAAATATTAATTACCTACTAACAGGAGCGAATATAGAGACCTATGCCGTCTTTAGTGTAAATACTATAACATCAACTGCCGGTTCTGTTATTATACATAGTAGTTCGAATATTCAAGATACGGTAACTTATAATCCAGCGACATCTGCGTTTACATTTCAGTTTATTCGTAATTTTGAAAAAAATACGGGTAGTTCTGGTGATGCTACTTTAATGCCTTATGGCGTTCAAACATCTACTCTTATTAATTACAACATAGGTGTACAATCTGCTTCTGATATAACTACTAATTCTGTAACTCTCTATATTCGTGATAGTACAGGTGTATATGCACCAACAGTGACGTACGCTATGTTTAATATAATAGGTGGTACTATATCACTGAATAATAGTACGAGTTGAAATAGGCTTAATAGGTATACTAAACTTTTCGAACAATGCTTTTTCAGCTTCCTCCTGATCAAGTGCTGCTTTTTGTTGCTTAACAAGTGTTTCTAGTTCAGATAAATTATTAGGATTAAAGATAGAAGAATCGTCTCCATACATTTCGCCTTCCGGTGTAAGGTAATCTGAAATCATTTCAATACGTTGTTGAGGGTTAGTTGGTAGTACTAATATACCTGGTGAATCATCTTTTGGGAAGAATATATCTGCTTCATAATTTTGTCTATATTGTATATACAGAGCATCAAAAATATTATCAATCTCCTCTATAAAGGTAACATCTGTATCCCTTAGTTCATCATCTACAATCTTAATAGATGTATCGTATCTTAATAACAAAATAAGATCTAAGTGTCTCATAGACTCCTTTGTAAGCTTAATAGCTTTATCTACATACTCTTTTGTAAAGCCTTCAATACCTTTATCATGAGCCCAGAGAGTATATGCAAGATTATCTAGAGGACATCTATCAAATACAATATTAGCGCTTTTATCAACAGCTTGAAGTTGATCGAGCATAAAGTTAAGAATATCCCACTGGGTATCAATTGATGTATCAGATGAATGTGGTAGATTCTTTTCCTTAATAAGATCTCTATAAGTCTTCGAAGGTGTTTTATAATTAGGCCACACAGCTAAGATGTTCTTAACGAGGGTGGATTTTCCGGTACACGCAGTCCCCGATACAGCTATTCTCATAATATTATATAGTTTAGTTTACATGTTTTTCAAGAACGAAGCCCATTCATCCTTATAAATTTCAAAAGATAATCCTTTATTTGGATTGTATGGTTTATATTTTAACTTTAATCCAACTTGCTCGGGAGTAAGAGATGCTTTTCGTGAATTTGTCAAACGACAACAGCAAACCATATTTTCCCATGTATCATTACCTCCACGACTTTTTGGTACAATGTGATCGACACTAAGTTCTTCTTTAGATAGTTTTTTCCCGGTATATACACACGTATAGTTATCACGTTTAAGAATATTTTGTTTAGTAGGAAACGAGACTCTATTATAAACAATTTTATCGTATCGCGCACATACTACTACAGATGGAATACGAACAGGTCCACGAGCTGTTTGAATATATTCATCAAACGGTCTTATGGGTAGTTCTAACCACTCCTTTACAATAGGTATAGGTACAAAATAATCAATAACCTCCTGGTTAACAATATTTTCATCTGTAGTTTCATAACTAATATCTAACGGAATAACAGATTTAGAAAAAATATTACCGAAGGTTTTTTCAATACCCTCTACAGCAATTGGAAAATAATATTTATTAAGGACTAATACTTTGGCTTTCATTAAACTTTTAAAGCCAAATTCCAAAGTACTAAGTGCAGCCTAGGACTAAAGTTAACACACATAGCTTTTGCATATTCAGCTACAGTAGCTGCTTTCTCTTGATGCTCTTCACGTGATCCACAACAAGGCATAAACCAAATACGATTTAGAGGTACATTAATACCGTTAAAATCATTAACATACTTACGCCAAATTTCATCAATATCCTCTGATCGACCAATAACAAACTTAAAGCCAGAACCGTTTTCTTTATGCCATTTAAGTACCTCAGGTTTATATGTCTTTTCTTCAGGGTCACCGTTAGTAGTTAGTTTAGGTGATGTAGTAAAGGTAGCCTTAAAATCACTTTTCCACCTCGGATCAGGCATAAGAGTGGCATTAGTTTCAAAGTCAATACGAGGTAAAAATTCATACTTTTCAATAAATGCCTGTACAAGTTTGAGTAACTGCTTTTGCTGAATCATAGGCTCACCGCCTGTAAGCTTCCAAATAGCACCTTTACGAAGCTTATCTACGTAAAAATTATCATACATTAACTTAAAGATTTCGTTAAATGTCATCTTATTCTTAATAGACCACGATACAAATGAATCACAACCATTAGGAGAATCTGCAGAAGCGAAGCCGATACAGCTCAAATTACACATAGACATTCTCATAAATACAGACGGTTGTCCGATATATTCTCCTTCTCCCTCAATCGTGAAAAACACAAGATCATCAGATAAAAATAGTGTTTCTGTATCGCAGTCAATCATAAAGATATTGTATAATATAACGAGATGAATTCAAGTGTTTTGATTAAATATTATTAACATGACCCGTAAAGTGGTGCGTAAGCGCAAGACTGCTGGTTTGGAGGAAGTTTCAGATATTGAAGCTTCTTTTCAAAAAAACTGGATACTTGATTTTAAAATCAAGAAACCCTTCCACTTCAACACTAATCATCAACAGTTTTATAATAGTATAAAACACGATGATACAAATATGGCTTTTGTAGCTGGTCCTGCTGGATCTGCTAAGTCATATATTGCTGTATTAGCAGGACTTGAGATGCTCAAGGAGAAGAAAATAACAGGTATTATATACATACGGTCTGTTATTGAATCTGCATCACGTAGCATTGGAGCTCTACCGGGAGAGATAGATGATAAGTTCTCTCCGTACGCTATACCTCTTGTTGAAAAAGTAATAGAAATTACAGATGCTAGTACGTGTAATAATCTTAAAACAAATGAAATTATCCGTGCTGTACCTGTTAACTTTGTAAGAGGTCTTACCTTTAATGACTCTTTAGTTATTGTTGATGAGGCTCAAAACCTTTCAAAAAGCGAGTTAGTTACAATTTTAACTCGTTTTGGTAAAAATACAAAATATGTTATTTGCGGTGACTTAAATCAAAGTGATATTGGTAAGTTATCAGGCTTTAAAGAAGTTTACGATCGCTTTAATACGGAAGAATGCGTGAACCATAAGATCCACGCATTCGAATTTGGAGAATCTGAAATCGTTAGAAGTAAGATTCTTAAGTTTGTTGTTAAGATACTAGAAGCTAAACAGCATTAAGCACCCCACGATGTACCAGCGAATGGGTTACCCATTCCGCTAGATACAGGGCTATTACCTACTCGAGCACCTCTATCAACGGGTGCTGGTGTAGGTATGCTGTCTGCTTGTGATGTATTATTAATATTATTACTAAAAGTAATAGAATCTGTTGTCGCTGCTCGAGCGCCTAATGTGATAGTACCATCCAGATTTGTAAAGCCAATATCTGCCTTAAAGCTTTGTGTTTGAGTAGCTGCTTGTTCTTGTGAATAGGTAGCAGAGTTATCTTGATGTTCAAATACTTCTACCTTGTCTACCCAGCAACGACCGTTTGTAAGCTCACGAACATACTTATCAGCAATTGTAAAGACATTCTCTGCTGCACGCTCAATACCAGCACCATCTTTAAGAATATATAGTTGAATAATTCCCTTATCGTGTAAGGATTTAAAGGTTTCAATCTCAGGATCATCTGCTGCTACAGTAGTTGTATGATCATATATACTTTGTAATGTAGCTTTAAGTTCTTTAAGACCGCCAAAATCTACCACCCAATTTTTATCATCGAGAGATGAACCACCAAACCACAATTTAGCTTTAAGCTGATAACCATGTAGGAATCTACACATTGAATGATTCGCTCTCCATTGTCTAAACGCACAAGAGCCGAGCTCGATTACTTTTGTTGATTGAAATACTTCTTTTGCTTTCATATATAGTATGATATAAACTAATCACAATAAAATCAACTAAAATGTATCTCATTGCATAAATATTCATAGTATGAATAAACAATCAGTGACTAATTTAGGATTGGGTTCTAAAAAAATAACAAACAAGGGAAAGAACGCTAAGTCCTATGAATGGGTAGATGGTTGTCGGGTTCCCTGCTGGGTTATTGAACACGGTGGATATATTGCTGTGAGTAATTTAATTTGTTATTACATAGATAATAAGTTCGATTGCCATACAATACGTAATATTTTAAATATTAGTAGCGCTACTATATGTAGTTATATCAATAAAAATCTTGATCATAATTATATTATTAAAGAAAAACAAAACCGGAAGGTTAATAGCTCTAAAAGACGAAGTT